AGAGCGGAACTGGACCCCGCTGCTCGTGTCAAACTGGATGCGAGCCAGCCGGATTACGCCCCGGCGACTGCTGCGGCGATGGCAACAACTTACGCCCTCCTCCAGCTGACCGATACTGACGTGGCGGCTATGGAAGCTCGTTTGCCATCTGATCCGGCAGACCAATCAGCGGTCGAAGCTGCAATTACGGCGGCAACATCGCCCCTCGCAACATCTTCAGCGTTGTCTACGGCTGCGGGGAATATCACGACGATTCTAGGCAAATTCACGGGGATCACACTGCTTGCCCGTTGGCTCGGAATCCTCGGCGGGAAAACGGCTGACTCCACTACTCTCACGGAATTCAATGCGACAACCGGCGGGACCAGTTACAACAACACGACTGATTCACCTGAAGCAATCCGGGACCGTGGGGATGCTGCTTGGATCACAGGATCCGGCGCAGGCGGAACAACGACAATCGTCACACTTCAAGCCGTTGCCGGGATTTCTCCGGGCGTGATTGTTGGGCCGACAGAACCGTTAGTTATTGGCGATGATTACCTGACGGTCATGAATCGCAGTGTCAGAATCAACCTGCTCGACGCTGATGGAGATCCGGCGGAAGTTGATTACGGTACTCATGCCCTGGATGATGCTGGCATTTCAATTCAGTTGCTGCTGGCAAGATCCGGGAAGCCTTCGACGGTGGCCGATCTAGTGGGAACTTGCACCTTCTTTCCGGCCGTTGGTGATGTTCCACCGTATTTGATTGTTGAGTTCACAAAAACGGAAACGGTGAAGGCGATTCCGGGACCGTATGACATGCAGGCAGAAGCGGTTTGGAATGATGGCAAGGTGGTTACGTTCGCGCCGTACGGCCAGATTGAGTTTGTGCGGAATATCAGACGATCCTGATTGATCAAAACACTGCAAAATCATTAACATCAAACGTCGCCAATCCTCCCGGCCGAACAACTGAGCCGCCTTCCTGCCAATTTTCTGGCGTCCACCAGAAACCTCTTTCTCTCCGGTTGCTCTGGTCGATTCGTTCAGGGTTCTCGGTCTTTGAAATTCGTGGCAATCGTCCTTCGTTAATCTTCTGAGCCAGCATTCTCCCAGCTGATGCCTTTGAATGCTTCTCGCCCAGCGCCTCACACAACCATTCGGCGGCCGTTGCTGATGAAATCAGGATCTTGTCATAATCCGTCCGCATATTGTTTTTCAACAACTGCTTTTCGAAATGCTCCAGAATCAGATTCGATTCGTCCTGCTCGGCATCAAGTGCAGCCTGGCGGGCTCGAATAACTTCTTGGCATCGTTCGGCATTGCTCAGGCGGCAAAGAACATTGGTTTCCCAGTTGCCCCAGCGAGTATTGGCGGCCAGCGGTTTGATGGGCTGGCGCAGGAGTTCCAGAAGCTCGGCGATGATGTTTGTTTTGTTTTCACTGATGAATTTCGCCGTATCGGCCAACCAATCGCCTGTGTGAACTGGTTTCCCCAGTTTGATTGTGATTGCTCGTTGCGCAAGGTCAGTTGAAAGACTGGGGCCATTGATCGTGATCACATAGGTGATTCGGTTCACTCGGGAAGCTTCGCCGACATACATTTGTTTGCCGGAAATTTTCTCGCTGGTAATCAAGGCCTCAAATTCCGCCCAGGAGAATTTCAGGCTTTTCACATTGTCCAGCAGAATGGCTCTCTTCTCCAGTCCTTCCGGGGAGAGAAGGCGTTGACGGATAATCTGATCGTCTGCCTGAGATGACAGGGCTAAAGAACCTCCGACGATCGAAGTCAACAAGCTCGCAAATGTCGTCTTCCCTGCTCCCCGGCCGGAATCGGAAGTGATGACGAAAAGCGGGCGTTGGCCTCCTGCTCCTCCCCAAACTAAGGTTGCCAGAAATGCAATGATCAAATCGTAATCAACAGGTTCGGCCGGAGAGAAGCGGGCAACGAGTTCGTAAAGACAACCGGGGCGAGTCGACTTCCATTCCTCCTGCTCTTTGCACGCGTAGTAAACTTCTGGAACTCGCGGTTCATGCGGGTACTGCTCGACTGATTCAAACGGCTCGCCGGTCCTCTGGAACTCCGCAAAAACTTCCTCTTTGTTGTGGCAGCCGGCGGTTTTGGCGAATGCGATTGGGCTCCCTGAATAACTCCCGGCCCAGCCGAAAAGCGAGGAAGAGGAAGTCAGCCATTGAATCGGGTAATAATGAGGATCAATCGGATTCGGGCTATCCTTGTCCACGTAGAACAAAGCCTTTCCAACTCGTTTCGGCCAATTGTCTGTGACCTTTCGGAACTGGTGCATGATGCCTCTCATGGAAATTGGTTCAAAGCCGTCGGCAGTTTCAACGACGTTGTAAATTTGCCCGCGGATCGGCTGATTGAATACGTCTAAAGCAAAAGGAGGAATGACGGCCGGGAGTTGGGAGGAGGATTCAGCGGTATCAGACTGCGGGGGCATCTGCATTGCTGATTCGGACTCCGCGGCCGTCATTCCTGCCGGGATCAATCCCGGATGTCCGGGGTGAAGAATTGGGGCATCGTTGCAAGCGTCAAGGAATTGGGCCTTTGTGCCTCCCGCGGCAAGCCAATCTGACAAGTCCCATTTTGGGCTTAGTTGGTCGTTGACGTTTGGGAGGTAGCAAATCCGGACTTCCAAAGCGACTTTGACAAGTTCGGCGGCTACTCGGCGAGCTCCATCGTATCCAGCATTTGCGGCGGGATCCGTTTGTCCCTTCCGGGGCTTGTCGGTATCCGGAATGATGATTACGCGTCGGCCTCGGAAAACCTGAGTGTAAGACGGTCGCCACTTCCCTGCGCCCATTGGAACGGTGGTTGAATAGACATTGAATTTCGCCTTGAGATTATCGGCGTCCTTTTCCCCTTCGCAAAGAAAGATGAATTTCCGATTGTCAGCGCGAAGAATCTCGGGAAGTCGGTAAATGACGGGTTCAATTCCGCTGAGAGAATTGATCCACCAGTTTCCGTGAGGATCTTTGAAGGATTTCCTGTCAACTCCCTTCACCTGGTAAACGGTGTTCGGCTCAGCGCGGCGCCTTTGGGTGAAAAGCTTTGGTTCCCAGCGTAGAGTCTGATGGAGCAACTGGCCGTCTGAGTCGTGGTAGTCGTAGACTTTGACCAGTTTGGGCTCGTTCTTGCCCGCGCTCGCGGCTCCTCCCTTTCCGGCCGAAGAGGAGGGGTTTCCGGATTTCGATTGCCTTGTCCGATCAGGAAACAGCGAGGAAAAAACCTCTCCCATTGCCCGAAGAATATCCCCGTTCTGGCATCCCGCGTGACACTTCAACATCAACTTTGTCACGCCATCGTCACAGTGTTTGATAGTGACGTGCAGCGAATTTGTTGAGTCATCGTGCCCAGGGCAACGGCATTCCCCCAGATTGGGGTTGTCCGATCGCCATGTGAGGCGTTCAAACTTCGAAAGGATCGGAAAGAGCGAATAATCGGCCATCAGAAGTCCATTCCTGAGCATTGACGGTCAGGCAGCCAGCGGGAGCGTCGGGCGGTCAGCAGCGCGAATTGGAAAGGGGGTCGCGATTGTTACATGGATGTCACATACTTGTCACGCCCAATGGTCGATTTTCTTCCGCGATTGCCTTTTGCTTCTGGTTCCAGAATCTTTCCAGAATGCGGAATGTCTTGTGCTCGGCGATGGCTCGGATCCACATGAATTGCCAGTGAATCGTTGGAAACTCCTGCTCCCATGCGTTGATTGAGCGGAAAACGGACTTCGGAGAAAGCTTCGTTCGTTCCGGCGGTGACTCGAGGATCGTTTTCCAGTCAGCCTCAATCACAATATGGGCGACCTTGAATTCGGAGAGGCGTTCCAGTTCTCGCTCAAACCTTTCGCGGCCGGATCCTAAAGTCCCGAACAGGTCCGTGAGAGATTTTCTCTCGATCGCTATTTCAGTTTCGAAGCCTTTAACTGAATAGTCGGCCGTTCTCAGGGTCGCTATTTCAACCGGGATATATAACGAACGAATGATTCCGGATTGAGTCTTGTGTTTCGCGTCGGCCTTGAACGTGCGGAACTGGTAGGGCGATTGTTCCCTGGTATCCACAATGACCGTGAACGGGCAAACAACTGGCTGGCTGGATTCGATGTCGGTTGGATCATCGGGCTTTGGATCGGATTTGCATTTGGCAGTTCCCCTGCGGCGTCCTGATCGTTCTTCTCTGTTTGGTGGGATACTCATGGTTCTGAGATTTCCTTTCTCGTTGATTCGATTTTGCATGTGAGGTGAAGGAGGTACAGGGTAAAGACGGCCGGGAGGAGGAAGAAAATCCCGCCGAAGAGCGACAGGAAAATGTTGAATTGCAGGTCTGACAGTTCCATTGGATTGAGAATTGAAAACATCACATTACCCCCTGCAATTTTTCACTGAGAAACGTTTTCCGGCCTGACAGACTCACCCGCTTACTCTGCCGCATCAACGTGTCCCATTTTCCGATTGTCATGCAGATTTTTTCGGCTCGGCTGATGGCGGTGTAATGCCATTCGCGGCTGGTCACCCAGTTGGCTCCGTTCGAGTCGTCCAGCATGACCATCACGATTGGCATTTGGCTTCCTTGGCTCTTGTGGCATGTGATTGCATACCCAAGATCGAAACATCCAGAGTTGCCGGCGGTCCCGTTGCCCCCTCCTCCTCCGGCCGACAATGGGCAGGAGATATAACGCTGCGGGAACATCAATTTGATGATCGCCCGTTTTTCTTGAATCGCGCAGACCTGCCCGATTTCACCGTTGGCTACGATGTCATTTGTTCCGGTTTCGTCGACCTCCACTCCTCCGGCCGTCCGGATGATGTCCACCAGTTCAAAGATGGCGTTCTTTGTGCAGATCACTTTGTCCCGGACGGCGAATCTGTTTTTCCCCGTGATCGGATTTGATGGATTCAATGCCGGCTGAAGAATCTTGTTCAGGGCGTTCCGTGAGATCGGGTTGTTCTCCTCCTTCTCCGATGCCTGGTCAAGCTTCCCATTTGTCGTGCAGATGACTTGGATGTCAAATATCGGGTTAAATGTCTTGGGGACCGTTGCCAGAAGCTTCAGCATTGTTTGAACCTGCTGCTCCGGCCGGGAGCAAGGTTTGTGAATCCAGTTCATGCCTACTTCGGGATCAAGATTCAGGCCGGAAGTGTTTGGCGGGAAGTAGATGCCATTCTTCAGGTTCTGGCATCCGATAACGATGTCACCAGAGTTGCGGCGGATCTCTGTGAGTTCTCCATAGCCAACCTGATTGGAGTTGATCAGATCACGGAGAGGAGCACCGTGTCCGACGGGTGGAAGTTGGTAGATATCACCAACCAGAAGAACGTGGGCTTCATCTGGCAGGGCTTCACAGAAGCTGGCGAATGTGTCCGTGTCTGTCATCGACATTTCATCGACGAAGAAAAACATCTGCTGCAGCCGGTTGAATTTGTTTCGCTTGAAGCTCCAGCCCTCTCCATCCCGGCCGTTGCGGTCAACCTCCAAGATCCGGTGAATCGTGGTTGCCGGGATTGTCAGGGAATGGGAAGAAAGTAATTCAGCCCCACGATTGGCAGCTTTCCCGGTTGGCGCAACGAATGCGATCATGTGGGAGCCATGCAGCCGGGCTAGGGCTTTGATCAGGGCAATCGTGGTGTGAGTCTTCCCGGTGCCTGGCGTTCCTCCGAGAATTCCGAAACGCGTTGACAGGGCGAGGGCAAGGCGTTCTCGCTGGTGCTCTGAAATGTTGGTGATGGTGGCCGGGTCCGGCCAAAGTGTCTTACGGCGGTTTACGGCCAGGGAAGGGGATGTAGCTTGGATCATGCTGGTTGAACAACCTTTTGACAGGTGATGGTGAATTTCAGACCGGCGGCCGTGTGTTTCATTTCGCTTCGAATGACACCAATGATTTTGCCATCAAATTCGATTGACGTTTCTGTTGAATTGTCTTTCTCAAGATGTTCACTTTTCAGCATCCGAAACTGATGGACATTGAATCGGTTGATTCCGAGATCCTGAAGGAACTCCTCAACAGCCTTGTGCCATGCTCGGATTATTTTTTCGTTGGTATCTTGAACCAGCGGAAATGTGGTGTTCTTGGTTTTGTGTAATTCAAAGTTCATTGGATCGGCATCACCTGCAAAGAGAAGGAATGAAGCTGAATGGCGTTTGCTCCCATGACGAACGACTTCACCAGTTGATCAGCATCGACTTTCAGAAAGCTCTTCAGTTCTTCACGGGAGATATCTTCCTCAAACGTGACAACCATTTTCTTCAATGGTCGTCCGATGGTGGCAAGCCCCAAATGATGCCCAACATAGGCTTCATCATTGCCAGCGGTTGAAATGACTGCTTCGATTCTGACTTTCATAATTACTCTGCTCCCACTTCTGCTTGAAGACTCAAAGAAACCCCGTCAGCCCAGCCGTCAGCTCCATTCCCGATCCATGCAGACCAGGGCAATCCGTTTTTCTGCGCACATGTCGGGCCGTATCCCCGGGCCTTGCTTTCCTGATGAGTCAGAACTCGATTGCAAAACTGGCAGATCCCAGTTTTGCGCCCAATTGCCGCCTTCTCCTCGGCCGACAATTCGACCTCAGCAGGCCTCTGAGATTCCTCCCATTCGTCCTGCTCCTCCTCAGCCTCTTCCTCAATTCTTCTTTGCTCCGTCAGCAAGTAAAACCCTTCAATCGGGCTCACCTCTTCCCGGCCGTTTACGATGTTCAAAACGACTTGGGAAATCGTGTTTTCATTCTCTGCCGACTTACCTTCGGCAACGAAAATTCCCTGACTCGTTTTCTTGATGGCTAGCCAACCGGATCTGACACCCAACTCAATCGCCCGAAGAATCCTCTTGTCGGCCGATATCATTGAATCCCGGCCTTCATCGCTCACTGAGGCGTCTCGGCGCAACTTGCTGATGATCTCTTTGGCATCATGCCAGGTATGCCCTTCCAGTGATTCCCTGACCTGATGCCAGATGAACAGCATCAACCTTTTCAGCCGGTACAGCTTTTTGCCCTGTTCGATGTAAAGCCGATCGCAGCGAGCGAAGCCAGCGGACGGGAAACCTTCAACCAATAAACAAAAGGGATCTCGGCGAATTCTGGCGGCTGCCTGAACTCCCCATTTCTTAAGAGTCATGTTGATCAGTTGTTTGCTGAATCCGCGGCCGGCGAACAACTGGTTCAACTCAATCCGGGTTTCCTCGAATTTCACGTTCTTCTGCAGCTCCTCAGATGCCGCCTGAGCGACTTCAAAGGAAATGCCGGGAATAGCCTCAGCAACTTCGGCCGGAGAGGTGCGAAGCTTCGAGACGGCTTCCTGCTGGTACTTGTCAAAGATCCTTCCGGCCAGTGTGGGGCCGATTCCTGGACAGAACTTTTCAAGGTAGTGAACCAGCCCGATCCGTGAATGGGGTTCCTGCCGTTCGAATTTCGTGAAATGGAACTGACGTTCTTTCACTCCACGATATTCTTTTCCAAGTTTCGAGTTCCCTTGGAATGTGTAAGTTTGCCCGATGACAAATTCATTTTCCGGGGCATATCCGAGAACTGTTTGGCCGGTTGAAAGCTTGGCAATTTTGTAATCGTTGCCGTCTTCAGGTGAGGACCAAATAATCTTACTCAGTACGCCCGTGAGGGTTTCCTGAGTCATGATCGCTGGCCTTCCTTATTGTTCTCTTTCTTGTTTCGTCTCTGCTTCTTCGCCCAGAGTGGAGCGGGCTGAACAGGTTCAGTTTCTGCGGCTGGCGTGTCGTTTTCCTGAGCTTCGATCTTCTCAAGAATCTCGCGACGGTGAACGCGAATGTTTGCCGGTGCTTCGATGCCGACTGAAACAATGCCAGCGGATTTGAAGTCGATGATTTTGAATGACACTCCGAGTTCCGGGAGGTCGATAATCTCGCCACGTTTTCGAGACAAAACCAGCATGATGTCTACGTCCTTGAATGGGCTTGGCTATGAACTGTGAAAGCCGATAAACGGCATTGCGGGGGCAGGATTCGAACCTGCGATCTCCAGAACATGAATCTGGCGAGTTACCAACTTCTCCACCCCGCGAAGATCAGCAATAATCAGGGCTGACCGAGAAAGACAAGGTGAGACAGCGGCTCGCGTTGAGCGCCAATTAGCTTCTTTACAACTGTTTTCTGAACGTCCTGCTGGGCCATCAAGATTGCCCGATCGATCGATCCGGGGAACGGCCGGAAAGAGAGGGTTTGCTTCGTCGGGTCAACATGGAGTTCCATTTCCACGGTGACAGAACCAGCGGCTTCCAGTTCAACGGTGATTGCTGGATACATCTCGAACTGAACCGAGAATTCTTCCGGGACTGTTGCCGCGCCGGTGACAGACGATTGCAGGCTTTTCGAGACGCCTTCGCTTGTCCAGTTGGTTTCATGTTCGGCCGAAGAGGAGGAACTGAATTTCAGCGTCTGAAGGGATGGAATCGGGTTATCGGTCAGGATCGCCGATTTCAGGTTGTACTTCAGCGAGCGGATTGCCTCTTTTGGCTCGAAGTTATTCCCGGCGACCTTTGAGAGGTAGGAGAGAATTGGCGATTGAGAGAGAGGGACTGTGATCTGATGAACGCGGAATTCGGAGTAGTCCAGAATGCAGACGATACTGGTTGGCCGGATGAAGATGTAGGGCACATGTCCGTCTTCGTCCGCTCGCTGGTCGATAAAGTTAATCAGCGAATCAATGTTGTCGAGCGTGTGTTTTGTGGTTGGCTTCTGCTTGTCGACTTCAACTTGATTTCCGGTGAATCGATCAAGGAAAACGATCTGCTCAGCGCACTCATACGCTGGTTTCAGGGTTTCAGTTCTGGCCAGTTCAACGATGGATTTCAGTCCGTTTGAGAGTAGGTCATTCATGGGTCAATGGGCTTTCAGATTTGGAATAACAAAACTTGGAAGATACTTGGATGTCACATTTCAGGATTCAGAAAACTGAGTGCCGATCAATCCACCTCTTCGGCCGAATTATCAATCGCGAATGCTCGCTGATTCGGCGCGTGAGTAACCTTGTTCGTGTCGGTCTCAAACCCGAATGACTTGGTTTTCGGGAAGCTTGCCATTCGTCCTTTCATCGTGGTTTTCGGCTTCTTCCAGTCGACATTGAACTGGACATCAACGGCATCAACCACGTCTTCGCCTGAGTCGGTCGGAGTCAGGATAAGTTCTAGGATGACTTTCCGCGGGCCTTTGACTTTCGGCCGATCGGAAATGTCGTGTTGTGCAAGTGCCAAGTGCTGGTCGAATGATGCGGCAAGCATTCCTTTGGCGATAAGGTGAAGGGTTGAAGTTTTGAGGGTTTCCATTTTGGTGAAGGGCTCCTTTTCTAAATGGGCTGAACGTGACGAAATGAAATAACGATTTGAAAGACTTCTGCGTGGATTCGAACCACGTCGGAATGACTCTTCTTCTACGCTCCTGCTCGGGTGGCTACGCTCGCCTTTCGGTCGAACTGCTGAACCCCGGCCGCTTGATTGTGTTCATTCCCGGAACTTCGTGGCGGCTTGTTCCCCGCCTTCCCGCTTGCCATCGGCTTCAAAAGTCTGCTCAACTGTGCCTTTACGCGGAACTTTCTTGAGCAATCCCCGCGAAATACTTCTGGCGTATTCAGCCCGTCAGGTTGTCAATCAGTACCCATGCAACATCAGATCTCTGATCGTCAGCCAGTAAGAATCATCGGTCAGAACATCCTTCCTCTGATCCTTATGAAGCCTGGCGATGAACACACAATCAGAACCCCAGACGGCTTTGAATTCCTTGCGAATCTTCACTTCCGTCAGTTGCTTCTTTGCAAACTCAACAGTCGGCATCGGCGGCAACTTTGAAACTGATCGTGTGGTCGTTCGAGTCATGATGTTACCTGCATGTTGCATGAGACTGGGAAAGGATCAGGGATCTCAAAGAGAATCCATGTCGAAGCTATCACCTGCAGGCGCAGCAGTCGCAACCTTAGCTGGCGGCTGTCCTCCTCCGGCCGAAGAGGAAGGGCCAGCGGTATCGGCTGCAGTCTTGTAGGCTGCTTTGGCCTTCTGCTCCGTCTGGGTCGGGGCAGTCGTCGAAATCTTAATGCCGATGGATTCCAGAGCTTCGATGTTCTTCTGAACGTGGCTCACGTCCGGATGATCAGGGCGATAGGCTTTGCCCATTGGAATTTTGAACTGAGGCTTGTAGTTTGAGCCTTCCTGCTGCTTTTCCTTCTGAACCTGAGCGATGAACTGAGCGCCGACGATGGTTTTCCAGACTGCTGGCGGAACCTTCGTGCTGTTATTGCTGGCGAGAACCAAAACAGACTTTTCAGTCCCGTCTGGATTCGTCTTTTTGCCCCACTTCATCAGGCCGACACCAACACCGAACCGGAACATGGAATCAATTGAGCCCTGTTTTGGTGGCCCGCCTCCTTTGGCTCCGACGAAGATTTTGTGCCAAAGAACACTGCCTACCGGACTCTGACCGCGAACACTGTTAAGTGACTTGCACGTCACATTGATATGCGGCGTATTCTCTTTGCCGTCATCGCCCAACAGTCCGAGAACCAAGTCAACTTTCGTGATCTCGAAGTGATACCAGCCTTCCTGATCGAGAATGCCGGACGTATCCAACTCCTTTTCATCAACATCCGAGGAATCGAACTCATAGTTCTCATCGATTCCCTGTGGTCCCGGTGCAAAGTCACCACCAAGATCATCAATTGCTTCCATGTCGTCTGCAGTGATACCAGTTCCGGTTCTTGTGTTCATGTTCTTTATTCCCTCAATTGGAGTTATTCAAATGTGAAACCAACAAAACGATTTCTTCGGTTTCTGTCGCCAAAGTCGGCGGATATCCAAGTGCTTCCAGTCCTTTTTGATAAACGACATACATTCCACGGGACTGAACAAGAGCGTGAAGCGGCGTCGGCCATTGGTCTAATCGTGTCGGGTATTTTCCCCGGCTGACTCCGAGAATCTCAGGTTGTCTGAAAGGGGGCGGCCTCTGCGCTCGCCTCCCTCGCTTCGCCTTGTCCAGCCGTCCATTTTGTGAGGCGAAGAGATTCAACCTGAGATTTCGCCCACTTCACGACGGCTTGAGCCTGCTTCTCATTGAGCAGTTTCGCGGAGGTCACACCGTATTTCTTATGGAGTGTTGCCACCCATTTTTCTTTCGGTGGATTGATCTCTTTAACCAGTTCACCGAGGTAGGCCAGCGTTTCAGGGGAAACGGGGGCTTCGTCCTCAACTGCTGATGCGGATACTGATTCGGTTGAAACAACAGGAGCAGCATTTGAAACAACAGGAGTCACGGACGAAAGAACAGGAGCTTCAACGACAGTTACGGCCGAAGAGGAAGAGGGTTCAACCGTTGCTTCAATCACTTCAGCCGTCTCAGGAGTTGACTCAATAACCTCAACCTTCACCGTTGGCGGCTCGATTGGCGAAACCGCCAATTTCACCATATCGCCGGAGGTCGGGTCAACGGCTCGCGTCCCGGAAACGTCTTCAGCCTCTTCCGTTGTGCTCATTCCCAGAGCGATTTCAGCCCCATACGTGCGGACCAGAAACGCGGCGGCGCGATACTGAAGCATCAGTTCCGGCATCGTCTGCCATTTGCTCCCCGGCTTTCCGTACCAGCCTTCAGCCTTTGCCATCGCGATTGTGACCAGTGTTCCAACCAACTCTTCGCCGGTTTGAAGATCCCGGGAAGTCGCTCGGCATCCGTCGCGTTTCTCGGTCCATTGGTAGCGAATCGGCGAGAAACGGCCGCAAGCGTTCCAGCTGGCAATCAGGAACTGAGCGGAAAAGCTCGGCTTGCCCTGGATGATGAAAAGGTTCTGCATGACGGTCAGAGGATCCATTTGCATCCGACTGGCCATGCTAATGGCAATCATGCAATTCGCTTCGCTGGCTCGGTACAACGTTGGTACCAGGTGACTCGCGGCGAATACCTTCGAAAGCTGATGGCAAAGCCGGTAAGAATCAGCAGAGTTGAAGCCAGGGCGGGTGATCGTGCCAGAATTTGGCCTTCCCTCTCCGGCCGGTTGCGTTTGGGTTGAAAGTGCTGTGCTCATGTGAAAAAACTTTCAGAAAATTTGGAGAAACTCGGATAAATTGAAGTTAGAAATTGAGATGGGCCGGAAAGAGCGGGTTTTCGCCTCAAACGCAGAAAAACCCTGAATAAAGCCGGTGCAATTTCCTCGTGACAATGATGTCACTTGCAACGTACTGGCCGACAAGCGGCGGGTTTGCCCGAAACAGTTCTTCAACCTGAGAACCGTCAACCCCCTCGCATGGAACTTGGATGTCACAAAGTTTTGCGACGTTTTTGAGCCCCATGCCCCTTTCGCCGTTGCGTCCGAAGCGGCTCACCATCAGATCAATCACATGATCCTTGTATGGACTCAAATCAACCAACCTGGTCGCTGGGATGCCAAGCATGATCGAGCGGAAGAAAATCGTTGGCAGGTCAAACCCGGCAACATTGAATCCGCAAATGTGCTGGCAGCGTTTGGCCATAAACCAGAAGGCTTCGAGCATTCCCTTTTCGGTTGCTCCGTCTTGTCCAAGAACTGATGCAATCACGGGTTCGTCATCGATTGCGAAACCAATTGCAACAATCTGAGCCATCTCGGGCGTTACGCTCATCTTCTTTCGATTGGCCTTGATCGCCTTTGCGACAGCATTCTTCGATTCTCTGGCTTCCTTAATCGAATCAAAGACGCCCTTCCGGCTTCCCTTCTTTCCCCCGGTTGCAGCCTCAACAGTTTCCAACTGCTGAAGCCATTCCTCGCACGGGTTGTTCTTCGAAAACCACTGATTGATTTCAGTGATTGTCTGACTCAGGAATTCAGCCGGAGTCATCAGGTTTTCGGTCGTCAGTTCTGGCGGAACAACGGGGAGCGGATCCAGCCCAAACAAGTGCTGACGCTCATAGTCCGGAATCGTTTCGATGTCGACATACAACACACTTCCTCCGGCCGAAGAGAGAGGAATTCTCGTAGTCGTCGCGGACACCATTTCGCCCACATTTGACAGGGTTTCATCGGCCTTTCGGTCGCTCATCACTGCTTCGGGGCGAACTGTCGTTTGGATCGCTGACAGGTCAATATCGAACTCAAAATCATCATCCAGACGGAAATCATCTTCAACACTTGTTCCGGGAGAAACACTCATGGCAGCCAGCCTTTCAAAGTAAAAAACAATTGAATAACCAATGGAACAATCAAATCTCAAACCAACTTCAGATTCGTCTTAACTTGTCGCTTGTCAATCCATTCCTGAAGCTCATCAGACTTGTACCTGATGAATCGGCCCAGCTTTATGAAGCTGGGGCCTTTCCTCGCCGATCGCCACTGGTTGAGCAATTGCACATCAACCTGAAGTTTTTCGGCTGCCTGCCTCGGAGTCAGAAGCTCCGGTTGAGTCACTGACACTGACATTGCTTTCACTCTCTTTCTTTCTGCGGTTGTCTAGGGCAGCCGCAAGCTTCCCTTTCCTGCCTTTCGGGAGCAGCAACTGCCGTTTAATCAATTCATCCTCGGTTGTATGCCCGGCATCAATTTGACGCTTTGCGGCATTTCGGCAGGAACTACAAAGCCCGCGCCTCGTTCCTTCGCTGTCACACTCCGGAACAAGACATTTCCGGAACTCCTTCTTGGTAGCGCTCATCTATCGTCATCTCCTGCAACGCAACGTTATCTAAGATTACAAAGACGCGGCATATACGTCAACTGCATGTAACATAGAAATCACAAAAGAAAAACGCAATAGTCGCAAGGCATTGCGGGCACAGATTTTGCGTTGCAAATATGACATTTGTAAAACAAAATGTTGCATGATGTCACATTCCTATTACATGCTGTTGGAATTCATGCAATGAAGAAGACTGGGAAAGCACAGCCACAACCACGACCACAGACGGCCGGAAAGAAGACAGGGAAAAGCAAAATGCCAGCAGTTGCGGAAATTGAAGAAGTCCAGATTGATTATCGCGAGGAATCCAATCACCCGTCTCATTTGCGGCGCGGAGTGGTGACGCTCACGGAAGTGCGTGAACTGGCTGATTTCTTGATCGGCCAAGCTCAAACGCTAAATGGTATCGCGAAGAATATGGAGCGGCTGGCTATCTCTACCTGTGATCGGGTAGACGGAATAACGAAAGGGAATCGCGGCAAAAAGCTCATCGCTGAATTTACCGCGAATCTCAATCGGGCTCTGACTGATCAGCAATTTGGAAGCTGATTATCGCTGGTTGCTTCTACTCGACCGAAAATTACTCGCGCCGATGCTCGGCGAACGATCGCCTTGCTGGTTTTGCGATCACCATTGAAGCCTCTGGCAAATGCGGCGGCCTGTTGAAAAGAAGATTCTTGTTCAGTTCCTGCAACAAGGAAGATTGGAGTTTTGGATTGCCGGTCTTCAAAAACAGCAAATGCGGGCGCAATGAATGCCGGGATGCTTTCCGTCATGGAAGTGCTTTCTGTTTGCGAATCGTGGGAATGATTAGAGAGAGCTAGGCAAGGTGAGAAAGAGATTTTCGACGTGATCTAGTCGAGTGACTGGAAGGGGGAGGAGAACTCCAGCGGTCGCCCGCGAATTCTCGTTTGATGGCGATTGCCTGCCAGCGTGGATCAAAGTTCCGCATGATGAACATCACCTTATGTCACTGGCCAAACCGGTCCAGTTGTTCCGCAATTTGTATTCTGAGAGGATAATCTCTTGCCTTTCCCTGTCAACTTTCATTTTTAGGATCGGTCGGTATTTTTATTGACCCCAGGATCTTGTGGTTTGGCTCCCTTCTTCTTGGCGGCCTTCTTTCCAGCCGTCATCATCGCAGTCACTGCAGCCGATACGCTTTGCCTAACAGGATCCAGATTCATCCTTGCATAAATGGCCGTGGCTGTCGTCGTGCGATGACCGAGACTCTTTCCGATGATTGGCAAGCTTACCCCGGCTGCCGCCTGCCAGCTTCCCAGCGTTCGCCTCAGATCGTGGATCTTCAAATCCTTCAACCCGGAGTTCTCCAGAATCTTCGCCCAGGCTTTTTTGGGCTCCTTCAGGTGACTCTTCCCGTATCGGCCGGGGAAGACGTATTCAGATCCTCCTTCCGCCACACAAATTTTCTTACGCTCGCACAAAATAGTTTGTGCTTCCGGGGCGAGTGCGATCCTGACTGCCTGACCTGACTTTGTATCCGGAATTCTCCAGATACCTTCCTGCAGGTCCACGTCCACCCATTTCATCGTGAAGACGTTTGCACGACGGGCGCCGGTCAGCAGGCACATCAGGAAGTAATCTCTCAGGGTAGGATTCGGATATTTCTGAATCTGGAGCAGCAAAACCGGCATCTCGTTCGGCTGGACGAATCTATCCCGTTCCACCTCTTTGAATTTCTTGATTCCCTTGCACGGATTCCTTTTGTCCCAAAGTCCAGCCTCGTCGGCAAAGCTGAACACCTTGGAAACCAAACTCAGGATCCTGTTGGCGGTGGTGGTGGCTCCGGTGGCTCCGATCTGGCGATGTTTCTCGGCGATGACCGGCCGGGTGAAGGAGGACAATGGGCGCTCGGCCCAGTCTGATAGATTCCGGCGATTATTGTCTTCATCCTCTCGCCAAGTCTTCTTGTGAATCTTCGCATGTTCGGCCAGATACTTTTCAAACAATTCCCCCCAGGTCATTTCCTTTTTTCGCTTGGCAGCTCGAGCGGCTTGGATGTCCTCGCCTCCTGCCATCCGGCCGGCTGCCTCTGTCGCGAGATTCTTGGCCGCTTCAACGGTGACTTCCGGCCATCGTCCTAGTTTTAGGCGAACAGGCTTTCCGTTCACCTTCTTGTAAAGGTACCAGGTAGTTGTTCCGGTCGATGTCAGGCAGACGCAGAGCCCGGTGATGGTCGAGTCATAAACAAAGATTCGGCCGGAGGAAGGGGGCTCCAGTTTATCAATTACAGCTTTTGTCAGCTTTATTTTGTCCGTCATGGGCAGGTCTCTGGCTGAATTTTGGTGCTACCTTGTGCGTCTGTGCTACCAAAATGCTACTGGCGAGGCTTATCTAGTGCTATCCAATCGCATCTTGTAGCATGTATGTGACATTGCGTCGGAAGGCCAAAAAACCGTTCGGCGCATGAAAAAAGCTGGAAAACCTTGCGATTTCCCAGCTTCTTTTGAGGTGCTCCCAGTAGGACTCGAACCTACGACCTACGGATTAAGAGTCAGTGGGTTTGCTGCGTTTTGCCAATGTTATTGCAATTGCATTGGTTCTGTGCTACTTATGTGCTACTCAGCGGGGAAACTCGCATTCTCAGTTTTGAAGCACTCTGGAGCACATTCAATGTCTGCTGGCACGATCTCAACCCCCTCCTCTCCGGCCGTAAACCGTGAAACGGAAATCAAATCGGCCTTAAAAACCATGATCGACGCGAAACGAAAATGGTCGCTCTCAGAAGATCGGTTTTTCCCGGACTGGCTTGAGAATGCCATTTCAGCGGCGTTGAACATCGCATTAAATGGCGATGTCCCGGCAAGCTGCATCAAGATTCATACTGCTTGTGTCCGGCTGGCCGACGCATGGGGATGGATCGTTACCGACGGGGAAGGCCTCGACCAGAAAACCGGCATCCCTGGGCGGCAGTTCTGGGCGCTGTTCGAATCTGTTGAAGTCCAGATGAAAAGCATGGACGTTTCAAAGACTCGAAGCCTGCGACCGGTGAAAGAGCTTTTGGAAGAGTACAAAAACGACGGCGGGCGGAAATGGCAGTACATCGCTCGTGATTACGGTTGGCTCGACAAGTCCGGCGAAGATCACGTTTGGCGCGGTCCGTTCTTCCAGAATGGGAATGTGATGCAGTTCCTGATTGAACAGGAAGCCCGGGAGCCCGGTTCCGTTGTCCCGGCTGGCTGGCATCCAGAAGACGAAAACGAGAAGACTCGGAAGAATATCATTGCCGATTCAGGATCAGCATTGTCACGCATCCGCCAGCACTTGAAAGCCCAGGGCAAGATTCAGGAAGCTCCGGAGGATCCAGCAACGATTGAGGAGCTACTTCGACAAGGGCAATTTGTTTCCGTGATTGCTCGAGTGAAGAAAGTTTCTGAGGATGAAGTGCGAGCGGTCGCCGATCGGCTGAAGATCACTGCTTTGTCAAAGGAGGATCTGTATCAGAAGGCCCAACTTCAGGGAGCGGCCGACGATCACGTTTATCGTGAATCGATGATCGGCGCCGATGACACTTCCGGCGGATCCGGTGAACTGATGAAGGCTGAAGTTCAAATTCCTGAGCTTCCCTCCTCTCCGGCCGAAGTCTCAGTTGTTGCCGATCCTCCGGAAATCAGTGATGAAGAAGCTGGCTCGGTCGATTCACCTGATGATCTTTTAGCCCGGCTCTATGAAGCGAACCCGGATATTGACACCCCGAGGGCTATGCAGGCCTTAAAGACTGCTGGCATTACGATCACAGGTCAGGCAGTTGGGAGAAAGTTGGCTGCTATGCGGGCTCGGCCATCTGCTACAATCCCAGCGAGCAATGAATCAGAATCTCAGTCCTGATCAATCCTGAAGCTGGCGGCTGATGGCGGGCACGAACGACAACCAAAACGAACAGACAGGACGGAACAACGGGAAACCGGCGGGCCGTCCTGTTGGCGTTTCGGGCTTTCACGAATTGTTAGCTGAACAGAAGAGGCAGCAGGAACAAAAGAAATTGCAGGCAGCCGGAAAGAAGGGGCGGCCAGCATCACGGAAACCACCAGTTGAGAAACCACCAGTAGAAAATAAGAAGCCAGCTAAAAAGGAGAAGGCTCCTCAGAGGAAAGTAAAAATTGAAACACCTTCCGGGATTCCGGCAGATTTCAAAATCCCGGCAAATTTCTTCGATCACCTTGGGGATCCGCGGTTCAGGGCTCAGGCTGAAGAATACGGCGAATCTCTCCTTCGCACGAATCAAGACTTTCTTCCGACGGCAAACGATATTTCGGTATCGGGTCCGGATCAATATCAATCAGCATTGGCAAACTGGCATTCCGGCGCGGCTCGATATCTTCCTGTCCGTATTAGTTGGTTGTCTGCAATTGCTCAACTGGTTGTCGAGCAGTCAATCAAGCCGAAAATCGAATGCACTTACGATGAAAACGGGAAGCTAAAGACAAAGAAAATCACCTCCGGAAAAGGTGATTCAGGTGCTATCGCGGTCGCCCAGAGTCTTCTGGAAATGGAAATGAAGTGGGCGGAAAAAATGAAACCGGCTCAGAACGCCAGAGTGATTCTGGATGTCCCGGCCGGCGGCGATGTTCGAAAGCATAAGATTTTGGATCTGATCAAGAAGAGGATTGAGCTCCAGCGAGAACAGGCGGCTGAGTCTGCTGAGAATTCTCAGTGAGTAATTTCCTGAGTCTCTGAATCTCAAACTTCGCCGCTCTCATCAGATTTGCAATCCCCTCTTTCTTATTGGCTCGAGCTAATGTTTCGGCCTGGCTCAACTGGTCAACGATGTCTGCCGGGAAAAACACCTGATTGCGACCGGTATGAATTGGATTTTCAGGGGCAATTGGTGCTGGCTCCGGTATCGGCCGGAAAGAGGAGGGCGGAACGTTCGGTTCAACTGGAATCAGCGGTTCCGTGTAGACCTTCTGCGATGTCCATCCCTGTGACTTGTGAATCAACACTTCTGCCGGTTCATCGTCTTCAATCTCAAAAACATCCTCTTCTTCGGCCGGAGAGGAAGGAGCAGCATTCACCCTGCTCAATTCGATTTGTCGAAGCCTCTCCTCTTCGGCCGCCAGCTGTTCCCTCTGGGCCTTCAACTCTGCCTGCTGCTTCCGAAGTGCCTCCTCTCGTTCCTTCTGCTCTTTCTCCCGCTGAATTCTCTCCTCTTCAGCTTTCACCCTGGCGGCTTCAGCCTTTTCAACCTGATCCTTGTAATGCCATTCGAAAAGCTCGTCAGTCATGTTTCCGAGGGCAACGAGATTTCCAGCCGGAATACCAGCCTTTGCCAGCCTATCGCAGCGTTCCTGAAGAATGGCGGCCTTCTTCGCCTCTTCCTTCTTCCGTTCTTCGTCGAGAATTCTCTGGTGCTTGGCTTCCTCGCCTTCCAGGTAAGTTTCAACGGGTTCAATTAGTCCGATGATCTTTTTGGCGGCTCCGTCGACATCCTTCTGGAATTTCTTTGCACCTTCAACCAGTTCCTTCTGGCGATTGGTAACAGCACAGCGAGCTTTCTTTGCCAGTATTCGGCTGGCCTTCACTTTGTCGATCCCGTTGAGTTCCAGAGTCAGCCCCTTGAACTCCTGAATCTTGGCAATCCCCAGTTCGGCCGTTACTGGTTCGAAAAGCTTCATGGCCGTTTCTGGCGTGGAAACTTCCAAGGGTTTTGATGGATCAATCTTCTCGATCGTCGCGGTTTCTTTCGTGAGTGTCATGCTTGCCAGCCTTTTCATGGTTAAAAAAAGGGATGTTACCTGTAAGTTACATATTGGTTTGAAGTGAAAGAGCATTCCGGATACGCTACTCATCTCACGATCGAATACATGCACTCGGTGAACAATACATGCCTTCCGTCACTGAGACGAATGATTCCAACGCCTGGCTCTTCGATGTCGTTCCTGACGATTTCACCGTCAATCATGTAGCCAGTGTTATATTTGAAGCACACTCGCACCTTTGTTCCGGGCGGGCTGGACGATGACTGCTCTGGGAACGACTTATGATCGATAGCCGCACAAATACCCATTGATTGACTCTCCAAAAAAAGTAAACGCGGTGATGGTCATCCGCTATTGTTTGACCGTGCCGTCTGGATTCAGACCACACTGCGACAGAATCAAATCCCTGCACTGCTCCGCTTCCCATGCGTCAAGCGGATTCGAAAACGCCGGGCCTTTTGATGCCAGTTTCGCGAGAGCAACTGAGACCTTTTTCTGCGCCTTCAGTTCTGCCACGTACTGATCGCAAATGCCGTCCAGTTCCGCGAACCGTTTTTCCAGCAATCTGATTCTTCGTTCAGCCGACTCGATCGACTTGAACCGTTGTTTTTGTTTCGCTGCCGCCATTTGTCCCCCCTGTTCTCAGTGAAATCGGTATGGTTATCCGCTCCTCACCCTACACGTCAATGTCACACCGAAACGCCTTCCCGGATGGCTTGATCAGCTTCCAGATTGTTTCGGAATAGTCCCGGTTGTCGAGCATGTTGAACATCACCGCAGGATAGCGGCACGTCTTGAAATGCTCTGCCAGTTCCTTCCGAGTCCCGACGTACCGCATTTCCGACCTGGCATCCGATTCGATCGAGGCGAACGCCCCGCGCAGATCGTTCTCAGTCTCACGGACCCATTTGAAAAACTCATCTGGAACCCGCTCGATTACCTTCGAGATGTCAGAACCAGACTTCAGGACTTCCCAGATTGCTTTTGGACTGACGCCGGTCAGCAACTTGTGAAGCCGCTTGTATTCGTCGAACTTGATTTTGACTCGCTGTCCTGACTCGAACCGGACGACGAAGCCTTCCCGGCTGCTGTCCTGATTCGCCAGAAGCTCATCGAACTGGCTGAACCCGTCATATCGCTTCACCACTGGAAACACTGAATCGAAGCCGTGTAGCGGCCACTCGACGCCGGTTTCTGTTTCAATAATAGCGAGCAGGACCAGTTCTTCTCGCCCGCCGTAGTCAACGACGATGCGATTTTCCGGGTAAATGATCTCGAACAGGTATGTAAATGACGGATCAAGCTTCGCGTCTTTGTACTTGGTTTCCAGCATCTCCGTAGCCCGCTGAGCCTGCTCACTGATGAAGCTGCCCCGGCTGGCCATCTGCGGTTTGCCGTCGACGAAATATAGGATTCCAAGCGAACCATCGAGCTTCTCGTAAGCCTCAAACGGTTCAACAGGAACGACTCCGCCCAACTGCTCTACGCTGAAGAACTTTGGAAACGGCCTGGCGATGATATTCCACGCATCATCGACGATCAGGCCGCGACACTGCATGGTCTGAGGATTCCACCGCCAATCGAACTGACACCGCTGAGTGTAGTTCAGGATTCGCAAGGACCACTCAGGATGATGCTGCTCTGAAATGTATCCAGCCTCGATTTCTTTACGAATTGCGTGCGGATCGATGGTCAGGCAATCAAGATGCGGAGGCATCAGTGTTATCGAATCTGCCACAAGAACTCCTTTGTTTTCTTAATTCTGCGCGCCTAGAGGGCAGTTATTCCGCGTTTACTCTTTACTCAGAATCAAACCAATCTCCAGGCATACCGCTTCGTCATCTTGTGCCGAATCATGAACGGCACGGATTGCTGCAAGTTTGGCTCTGTACCGATCAATTTCCGCCTGAGCCTCATCGGCAAGAACGAAATCGCCATCCGTCCTCTCTTCCATGCGAGTTCCGGACTGCCTCACAATCAGGTCATATCGTTTAAAACCCATCTCAAACAACCTTTCAAAAGAACAGAGGTAGCGTCACTCCGCGTTTACTTTGGCCGCGAACGCTTCATTCCAATGTGACTGACAGTACACGAACCCGTCGCCAATTCCTGTTCCAGCCTGTCCACAAACGATACATGGTCGACCGAGTATGTGACCGGCCCACAGACGCCCGATCTTTTTCGCCGCCGCCTCACACATCCTTATCAGCTTTTCTCGCTCTTGCCTGCGTTTCCGCCTCGTCTTCTTCATTGACTCACACCTCTGTTGAATTCAACTGCCGCTTCAATAAGTCCAACGCATCCAGAATTGACTCTGCGGCACGATGTTCGACCATTCCGGGCCGTTCATCCCACATCTGCTGCAGCCTCTCACGCTCGCCTTCGATCTCTTTAATGCAGGTGTCGTAGTACGCGATTTCCTCATTGAGTCCCAGCGTATCCATCAAAACTGCATCGTAGTCTTTATTCAGTTCTGCAATCCGCTCGGACTGCTGAAAGCAATGCCACGACAGCAGGCCAATGACTACGAGATTGGACATCAATACAACGATTTCAAACATTTGAACCTCACTATCGGAGTACCAGTCCTCTGTTATTCGTAAACCGCTTCAAGCCACATTCGGAACCACAGCCACGAAAAACAATGTGAGTATTTATCCCATCGCGGCTTCCAGCGACAATAGGCCAGATCGATCGCACATCGCACCGAAGCGCCCATGATCCTCTGGCCGTTCCAGCGACCTCGCGGCCAGTGTGGATGCAGAGTCTTTGACTTACACACCCTGCACAGCCGAACGCCGTCGACCACTTCGAGGCAAACATAGGTGGAGTATCCACATTTTTTACACGTCGTTCGGTCGTCCATCACTCAACCTTTCTGCGCCTAGAGGAACCACGATCCGCGTTTACTCTTTATCCAAATCCGTGCCGTAAATCTTTGCGCCTGCAAAATTCTTCATTGATGCTTTCCGCGTTCGGCTCAATGCTCTTTTGGCTGACCGTTCAGTCGGCCAACGCGTTGCCCACTTCAGTTCCAGTGTTGTTGTGTGATTGACACCAGCCTGCTTCAACCAGCATCCCGTATGCAGTTCCACAACGTATCCTGGCTGAATCCATTTCAGGTCTGCCATCATGTTTGCACCACAGCGCCTAGAGGAACACGATTCCGATGCTACTTTAACTCGCTTCGATTATCAGCAATCACACCAGCCTGGCTGATGTACCGCCTACACCCTTTGCACCTCAGTGCTCCGTGACCGGCCCACGAGAAAGCGTCGAAAATACTCGTCCTGCCACACAGACACTTAACGCGATACCGACCCCGTGCCCCCGCGATCAGTTTTCGCGGGGCGGCTTTTTCTATCACTGCCTTTTGCTCGTATCGCATACAGAAACCCCAATGAGCAGCGGAACGCTCAACCGATATCACTCATTGCACTTCGGACAGGGAATCCCACGCTTTCCCTCAGTGATATTCTTCACAGTCTGCCACTCGGTTTTATGCTTGCATGTCCCGCACCCGAACCGCACAAGATGCTTGCCGCGTTCCATTCCGCCGCAGTCACCACCACCAGCGTCAATGACGTGCATCAGTTTGCGAGGCTTTTGCCTTGGCTTCGGTTCTGCTGGCTCAATCCAAAATAGCCTGCTCATAATTGACCCCTGACACGCGGTAGTGTGCTCCGCGTTTACTTCAAACCTGAACGCCGGTCACCGAATCAGAGAACAACGCTCGGAAATTGTATGTGTGGTTCTCATGCCCAACACAGACCGCACGAGGAATCGTAAACACTCTCAGGACTGTGACTTCTCGACCGAACCCGAGCGGCCTTGCCCAGGCTTCATCGGATTTCGTGTAGGTGACAAATTTCGACGGCGGAAATTCCCACTGCTTAACGTTCTGGGAGTACGTTAACTGAACGACGTGACCTAGCATTTTATTACCCTTCCCGCGCCTAGCGGAGTGCAGATCCTATCCTCAGTTACTCACTGAGGATCACATAGAAATCAACGCTGTCAAGATCCCAGCCCCAGGCATCACCGTCAGCCGTCTCGATCTCAAAGTAGTCCTCATCGCATCGGATCACAATCACAGAGAACTCGTAAAACCAGTCATCAACAGCACGCATTCTGCTGTTCCGAATTTTGCTATGCACTGGGACGGCTACGAGTACCTGTGTCCCATCATTCCAGGATCGCTTTGCGTCCATCGGTTGCCAGCCGCCTCCGCAGACTGGAAGTCGTGAAAGATCTGGCTTGTGCTCTTGCGTCTTCACTGCTGTGTTGGCCTCGGACATTTGATCACCTCCATAACTACAAGTCCGCACTTACTCCGGAACACTGATCCTCTGAGGCTTTCGCTCAGTAAAATCAATCTCGTCACGGATAAACCGATCACTGCGGAAACTCTCCCAGCCACCGGACGAAAACTTCATGACTCGTGGTTCCGCGTGGTTGTAAAACCACACCCAATAGATGCCAAATTCATACATAAATCACCGTCTTTCAACTTTCAATGCGAGCGGACCAACATACCGCGTTTACTTTTTCGCCAACGCCATCAACTCTTTGAAAATCTCCGCCAACCGCTTGCAGTCTTCTGGCCTGACACTGCCCTCACTCTCAACCTTGCTCCCGTCCCGGAACACCATCGAGAACACGAACGGACGACGATCGTTGAACATAGCGTATTCGTCATTCTCTTTCGTTACACCTTTCAGCTTCTGAAACGGTCTCTTTACCTTTGCTGCCACTGCCACAATTCACCTCCCAAAAGTAAACGCGAACACCAACACCGCTGCTCATTGCTCGCAGTCGCAATAGTCAACGCTGCGACCGCACAAGCCACAGGCACTAACTTCCCACCGCCCCTTTGCGATCAATTCATTGGCATACGCACAGGAATCTGCAGTGTCGCAAATGCTGTGCAAATGCCGCCCCGGAGCTAAATGCAAAGGCTTGACCGTTCTGATTGTGTCGCCACGTTTGCACCACCTCTTAACTGCTGCCTTTTGCATCATCAACTCCCTGAGACGATCGGACATCGACAACCGCTGTTACTCATCATCTTCATCGAACGACCGAACAACCACCCGACTCATCGGAACCCCGTTACAGAACGTTGTCACAGTCACACAAACCGGCGTTGAGCACGCTGGCAATTCTAGCCTTTTGTACATCTCGTCTGGAACTTCCCAGTCGATCAGCTTCGCGTACTCAAACGCAGCGTCGACATCGGCAAACATTCGCATCGGAATGTCATCCATTGAGTGACAGAGATTCACGAGGTAAACGAATTCAGACACAATAGTCCCTTTTGACGATCGGAACGGAATACCGCTGCTCATTGTCCTGACACGATCCATGATGTCACTTGCCGGATCTTCAGGCACTTGCAGGATGCCAAGAAGTCTTCGTTGGCAGGTTTGCCTTGAGCCTTCAATAACTCGGCTTTTGCCTTTGAAATTTTGATTGCCTTGCGAGCAGCTTCCCGATTTGCAAACACGATGACCGGACCAGAACCGGCCTCGATTGCTCCCTCGCAATCAGCGTCAGCAGTCATCGGGACGCACAGCCCGTTTTCATCATCAAACACAACGATGCACAGTGTCATAAATGCCCTTTCAACGACTATCGAATACAAGTTCCGCTGTTACTTTCAGACGCCGCACATGCCTTCACATTCGTCAACAAAACCAAACTCCGTTTGCGCCTCTCGCGTACTGGTGATCAGCTTGGCGGTTTCCAGTGGTTCAAGACTCGCCAACAAAAATAACTGCGATTCGTCATTGGTCCTATCACGCATCGCATTGTCAAAACTGACTGCTTTTCGCCACGACTCCGGATCATTCATTTTCATCTCGTGCCAGTCTGCCCGCTTCTTGTATGGGCAAAACACGCACGCACTTTTCGCAGGGATTGTGATTCCGCGATCACGCATCCAGTCCAAGCACTGCAGTCGCGTCATTCTCATGTTCACGAGCGGGTAATCATGCTTGAGCCACTTCTCGACAGGCTGAGTCATTCGCTGTTTTTCGTCTGAGCTAATACCGATTACCATTTCGACGCTCTCTTTGACTCGCTCGCCTTTCTGAAGACCCATGCGACGTTTGATCTCACGGCGAATTGGCTCGATTTTGAATAGCCGCGTACACGTCCGCCGCACCATTCCAGATTTGCCACTGAACCGAGTGAAATATGGAACGTGAACACCATTGGCGTCGCCTGCTACTGCGGACAGTTCCGCATTGCCTAGATCGTTTGAGACTGTCGACCACTCGATTCCATACTCATCGGCAATGATTCTGCACTGTTCGACGTGAGAATACACCGATTCCGGCTCCCATCCAGTGTCAGCAAACACGATCAGGTCGACTGGATTTATCAATCCTTCAATCATCATGTGCAGCAATGCTGTTGATTGAACGCCAGCACCAAACGAAAGAACACGCATTAAAATCTCCAATGTTTTCAGGAACAGCGGATGCAATTACCTCTGTTACTCGTGATACGTCACCTTGCCCTTATCGTCGCGACTGGCAAACGTTGGCTCTCCAGAATTCAATGCCCTCATCATGACCTCTCGCATCATTGGATCTCCAGGAGGCATTTGGTCGAGTGTCCACTGCTTTCGCCCCACTGGCGGAACAATAGATTTTTTCGGTTTCCGACTCGTCAACAGTGCTTTAATCCACGCCCACATTTCAATCGACTCCTTAGTGTTCCACATAACGAAACCAATCAACAGCGGATGTTCATTTCGATCTCATTACCAGATCGGAAGCGTTTCAATCTTCGCGCAGATGTCCCGAAGAATCTCTTCGTTCTGCAGGTACGATTCCTGAGTCATCTTCGCAACGCCCTCTTCGCTCACAGCATGATGAAGCATGTAGCTCGAAGCCGCCCTGCTGACATACTTCGCCCACATGGCCGACGATCCCTTCCGGAAACTCGCCACTTTCCGTTGCCCTAAACTCAGGCGGATGATCGGCTTTTTATCCTTGCGTCTCATCTCATCCGACAGGCCTGCACGTTCGAGAATCTTTGAAAACTCTTGTGAGTATGTCCGTGAATTGTTTTTCATCGGAAACACTCGCTCGGAATTCAAGCCGCGGAACTGCTCAATCAGACTCCTCATCTTCGACGACAGCGGGACCAACACGTCTGACGGTCGATCAGCAGCCTCATCTTTGTTCGCAGTCTTGTGGACTAAGTACAACGCCCACCCTGCTTCATTGTGGAGATCATCAAGAAAAGGACATTGACTCTCTGTGATGACTCCAGACCACAGCAAACCCTGCTTCACTGCCGATCGCGCGGCGAACCAGTCTTGGGACCGGAACCCGTACACATAGTGCGACAACAAGTTAGTCTGCCAGAATACTGATGGCTTCACCTTGCCAAGTCTCGGCCACTTACACCCGTCGACGACTGACAACATCGCTTGGAGCTCAGCCACCGTGACCGGAACGGCCTTAACTCTTCTCTGCTCCTCGCTCAGCGGCCTCATTAGGTTGATCGTTGATTTACTGACTGTCTCAGGCTTCTGCTTGATCAGTTCCGCCCGAACACATGCCGCAGCCAGCTTGCCAATTGAACTGCAGGCTTTGCTGGCCATCGCCGAAGAATTGCCCTTCGGCTTCGCTCGAAGAACCTCCGCGTATGTCCTCAGAATCTTCGGCTGCTCGAGCAAGCTCAGCGGTCTACCGGCGACGACTCTATGTTGAGCCTTTCCCCAAGTCTCAAACTTGTCCAGCGCAGATCGATTGTCTTGGATCGTCTTGACTGACACTCGCTTTTCCTTGTCACTGGCCGCCAATAACTCGTTGTAGAGATCCACCAAACTCCGGTTATCCACGACTTCAGGTTTCACAACTTCAACAACTTCAATCACTTTTGATTGAGGCTCAGAGAAAACCCTGAAAGGCATCTGGCCGGCACAACTTGCATCGAACGTGAAATGAAAATCACTGAGAACCGCTGACATTTAACAACTCACATAAAGATTCCAGGGGAATCATCCGTGAGGTTCTTCAACTCCGTTTGCCACTCCGTTTAACTTCAACCAACCTCATTCAACTCATCAATATCAGACATGGATAATTACAACTATCGACCATGCTTGCAACATCCATGTTACATAAAAATCACAACTTTCACCCACATTCGCCGGTAAAACAAAACCATTCAAAACGTTCATTCTCATTTCTGATTCGCTTTCCTGTTTTACCCATCGTTCGACTAAACCCAGATTTCCCAGCGTTCGCACAGATGCCACCCTTAAACTGTGCTCGATCTGTGCCATATCTGTGCAGCCATAACCCTATACAATACTTACACTTACAAACATTCAGCACAGAAGCACAGATTATATTGGAAACTTCTTAGATTCACAGCAGTTTGGTATAGTGGGTACGATTCGTAGAGGGGGAGTAATGGGTAGAAAATGAGATAGTGAACAAGTGCTATTTTTGTGAACCGGTTTACAATTAGAAAAAAAGTGTGCGCGGCTCTTTTTGACTATTTTCAAGTTTTTTTCCCTAGAGCCTCTAGGACTTACGCGCGCACAGATGATCTGTGCCAGAGACACCTGTTCAGTAGGAGTTTATTTGGGAACGGTTGTTGCTTGTGTCCAGCGAGCTGGCTCCTCACCTCTCCGGCCGTCCGCGCCGTGAAGCCTCATCCGCCTGCCGGAATCTCTGCCTGTCTTTCTCTTCCTCTCGATCGCTTCTCGGAAACTTTTGCACAATCCATGTCACATGCATGGAGCATGGATTGACAAACTATGCCGATAGGAGGCATGATCTGCCGCGACTCTAGCTCTAACGAGTTGGGGAATAACAGTACGGGCGGCCGGTGTGTTGCCGGTCGCCTTTTTGTTTCAAAGATCAGGGCTGGTGCGATATGGGCAAAGTTTGGAAGTTCCTGCAGGGCAAGAAAACAATCATCACTGCTCTGGCGATGGGCGGGGTGGCCTTCGCTCAGTCGATGGGCTACATCGATGTTTCAACTGGGCAGGAAATCTTCCGATGGCTCGAAGCGGCTGGGCTGCTCGCTATCCGAAGTGCGATCGGTAAGACCGAACAGGTGATTTGATTTTGCAATCGGCCAGGTAGCTCAGTTGGTAGAGCATTCGGAAGCGAAACATCTTCCTGAAAGATCGCAGGTTCGATTCCTGCTCTGGCTATTTCCGAAACGTGCCCTTCCCTATCCGGCCGAAAGAAACTCTTCGATGATTCGTGCGATCAAAACTCATGGCGGCAAGCTCGGTGAAGTCTCCGGCAATCCGGCCGATGTCATTATGTTTTTCAACTTCTGGCAGTTCAAGCTTTGGCCGAACTGGATGAGTGAAGCGAAACTTGGGACCGAGAACGATCACATGCATCGGCAAGTTTCTGGCGTGATCGATACCGTGAAGGATGGTCACTCGTTGAAACTGCATGATCAGGGCGACAACTTCGAGCAGGCTTTTGACTTCGCTGTCGAGAAGTGCAAGGCCATTGGCATTGAAGTCATCGAGACGCCTGCAGCTGTCTGATCAATTTTCGCGTTCCTCCCTCTCTCCGGCCGTCCTCTTCCCTGAACCTTGAAAGCTGAAAGCTGGCTGATATGCAAAACCTCCTCCAGAAACTCAAATCCAACTGGCTGAATGTGATCCTCGCAATCATTGGCCTCCTCTCTTCGGCCGATGCGGCGGTGGGGATGCGAAACGGGAAGTCGCCTCGGGACATCTCGGTGATGTTCTCGGCTCTTGTGGCGGCTGCATCCAGCGGGACTCTCGGCGTTAAGTGGCTCAACGGTCGGACGGTGGTAACTCGCTCGGTCAAGCAGGGCATGAGCCCGGAACTCTGGGAGCGGCTGGACAATCTTTTCGGGCTCGCTCGGGATCCGGATGTTTCGCCGGACCATGCGAGTCATTTGGCGGATATGGCCGGTGATTTGTTGCTGGCGGAGAACAGGCGAGCGAAAGCGGAATGGCTGGAGAAGAATCGGCCGGTCAACGTGATCAATGTTCCGGCGGTAAAGATGGATCCTGCAGTTGCTGAGGTTATCCGGAAGACTCTAAATGAAGCGATTTGGTCCGTTCCGCCTGCTCAGCCTGCCCCACCTGGTCAAACATCCGACGTTCAGAAACAATCGTAAACCTGTCCTTCATTCATTTTCATTTCAGTCATTCATTCAAAGCGAACACCAATCAGGAGACGGCGCGGTGATAGGAAAAATCCACCTTCAGCAGTGCAATAGTTCCTTAGCACGTCTCCTGATTGTTGCCTTTCTGCTGGCTGGCATGTCCGGCGGAATGTCCGGTTGCAATCTGCTCAACTCATTGCCGGACAAGCCGGACAAAGATGATCAGGACGTGAAGCCTGATCCCGGCCCGGCTCCCTCTCCTGATCCGTTGCCTGAGCCATTCCCGAAGCCTGAGCCGCCAAAACCAGAACCTCCGAAGCCTCTTGAATACACGGAAGCCGATTACTGGAACGCTCTGGCGGATCTCGTTGAAGCCGGGCGAGTCTCGAACACCGAACAGATTGTTATGGTGGTTGAATCCCAGAAGGCTTTGAAGAACATCAAAGACGATTCACGGGTGAAAGAGTACCAGGCGAAACGCTCAGAAGTCACGGACGCGAACAGGCATTTTATTGCCAATAAGTTGCGCGGGAATTGATCGTTTTGTTGATGTTGGTTTTCTAATTTCTCTGGCTGGAGTTATTTCAATGTTGAAACGATTTGCTGACGTGGTTGTTGATCCGTCGACTGTGATTCTGGTTTCCCGTGGGCATGAAGCCAATTCTGCTGGGATGGGCGCTGCTTCCTTAACATCAAGCACAATGGCGGTCAGAACTGAAGACAATAACCAGATGGTTATTCCGATCAGTCATGAAGCGGCAACGAAACTTCTGGATCATTTTGAGCAGGCTGATAAAACCTGATCAACTGCCTGTCATGTGACCTGCATGTAACATTTGACCAAACCCGGAACAAACAATCATGGCCAAAATCGATCAATCGCTACTCGGCTGCATCCTCTCTCAGGCTTACGCTGAGGCAGTTGATCAAAGAATGGCCGATGCCGGGATCAAGGTTGAGTTCCGAGTTGGTCAATCGCAGTTCAATGGCCGGTGGGAAGCTCTCAAGGCAAAAGGTGTTCTTGGTGTCTTCCTCTGGAATCAGTGGATGAAGTTTCGGCCGTATAAGCCTCACCACCAGCGCCGGGGAACGTGCGTTGGCCGTGGGGCTGATACTGCATTGAATGCGAGCTATCTTCATTCGCTCGGCAACAAACTGGCGTTTGGCAAGCCGGTTGAAATCGCGTGGGAGCCTGCTTACGTCGGCTCGCGAATCATCGTTGGCAAGGGTCAGTTGGGAAGCGGCGACGGATCATGCGGTCCGTGGATCGCTGAGTTTCTGGCCGGTATCAATGGCGTTGGCGGGTTTGCGAAACGCGGCGTTTATGGTTCGGCAGATTTGAGTCAGAACAATGAGAGTTGGGCCGTCTCGTACAGTTCGAAGAATCAGCGGATGCCTGCCGAACTGATGGCGGAACTCCAGCAGCATACTTGCTCAGTTCATTCCACTCGCTCGAATGATCAGATTGCGGATGCAATCGCCAGCTACTTCGGTGTGTTCCGGTGCTGGGATACGTTGTTCGGCAATCGCGACAAAAACGGCCAGTGTGTTGCGTCTGATACCGGCGCTCACTGTCAGGCTGTTATCGGTGTTTACGTGGATCAGGACGGCGAGGATTGTTTCGTTGATGCTCAGTCGTGGGGCGACAATATGCCGTCCGGGCCGGAAGAGATTGTTCTGAAGGATGGAACAAAAGTGAAGCTTCCTCCCGGATGCTACGGGGTGAAGGAACGTGAGTTCATCAAAGCCCAGCGGCGGTCTCAGTGGTGGGATGCTCATGCAATTTGCGTTCGCCCAGGGCAGGAATACAGGGTTGATGGAAGCTCTGAAACTGGAACTCGATCAGTCAGTGAAATGGAAAGGCTGGCATCATGAAGTTATCTGAAATCATTCTTATCGGCATTGTGTTCTTCTTCGTCTTCGGGCTCGCTCTGGGAACCTGCATTGCAAGCGGGCCGCCTCCAAAAGTGCTGATCGACGTTGATTTGTCGGTCCAGCAGGCCATTGAAGAGGAAGCTCCCGTTCTGCCGGATGACTTCGCGAAGAATGATCCTCCGCGGCTGTCGGCTCAGTGGATGGAGTTTATCCCGCCGGAAGTGGTGAAGGATGATGCGGAAGATTCGGCCGGAAAGGCAGGGCGGAAAACCGCAACTCTTTTTACTACGGATGGCACATGGCCGTGCGGTTCATGTGACATTCAAACAAGGAATCTTTCAGCCTCTAAGCCAAAATTCGCCTTCACGACAATCCCGGTCCCAGCGGCGGGGCCGTCTCCCTCTGGAGCCTGCCCCTGTTGGCTCGCGCCGGACGGAACAACGTTCAGCGGTGCAATGGACACCAAAACCCTCGAAAAGTGGATTGGCGAACACCAGGAGAAAGCGGGAGCGGAAGTTTCGAAAGATGCGGGGGAAGAAATAGAGGTCAAAGGATTTCAGATCGTGAAAGTCGATGGCTCCTCCTCTTCGGCCGTCATTGCCGCGATGCTGGAAAACGTGGCTCGATCTGAGTTGATGAAGGCTGGGAAGCTTTCTCCCTCTGGTGCCGTTGCTTCAGCGTGGCTGCCGGAAATCGACGTTGATTTGGACGATCCATTGTTGAAAGTCCTGGACGGGCTTTTGTCTCGGGAAGGGATGACACTCGGCGGCGGAAAGATCAGTTGGCCAGCCGGGAAGCGGGTTGTGAGTTTCGATCCTCCGATTGATGTGAGTTACCGGAAGATTCTGGAAGTGTCGGCGACGGTGAAAGCTATTGAGGTCAACGGCCGGGAAGTGGTTGTTCGGATGGGCGGTCGATTGATTCCGGATTTGAAAGTGATCTTGAAATGAATTGCCCGCCACCACCTCCGATTCCGCCACCTCCTCAGATGACTCCCGGTGATGATGGGTCTTGTTATGTCATCCCGTTTTTGTTGTGGATCTTGTTCCTGATTTATGTTGGTTGCACGTCATGAGTCGTTCAGCTTGGCGTCGGTTCATTTGGTCGCCTGATGCGTCGAAGCCTTTCGATGTGGAGTTGGCGGCCGAACATTCTTTACCTTTGATGCTTTGCGGCATTCCGATTGTTTGGTGAACCATGACCGAATTTCACTCATCCCACATCGACTTCCCCAGGGCAACATTCGCCAAGTCTGCCATTGAAGCAACAACGATAATCTGCGGCCTTCCGACGTATCAGAAGATCGTCAACGAATGCCTGATCGATGTCCCGGATTCGATGTTCAATATGTGCCTCTGCGCGGCTGCAGAGATTTACAAAACGGGGATGCTCGCGACAGCGTTTGAATCGGTTGTCGATCTGGCTCCGGGAAGAAAAGTAAACTCGAAAGTCCGGCGGAAGATTCAGCTTAAAGAACTGAAGAACCAGCGGACAAAGATTGTTGGCCAGCTTCAACAGGTCGGAATTCTGCCAACTGGTTTCGGTTGGATGTTCATTCGGTGGTTTGTGCTGCCGTTCCTGATGGAGCTTCTGAAGCAGTGGGCGATTGGTCCGGATGAAGGGGATGATGAACCTGACAAGGATCATGAAACATGGGTATGAGAGAAAAAATCCTGATTGTTTCGGTCATCTTGCTATGCAATTCAATCTGGATATTCGTTGGGTTTAAGTTTGGCCAGAAGTACGCCAATTGCTCATTCCAACACGGAAAGACGGTCGGCCGAATGGAAGTGATCAGGGAAATGAAATCCGAACTCGCGAAGGATCGCATTCCAGAGGTTTTGAAGTAATGGCCGAACGGACATACACAAACGGCGAAATCAACGTCCTGTGGAACTCTGATCTTTGCGTTCACTGCAAAAGTTGCTGGCTGGGCCTCCCGGAGGTTTTCAATCCTGATCTGCGGCCGTGGGTCAATATGGAAGGCGCGACGACTGAGAAGATTACTGAGCAGGTCAAAGAATGTCCTTCTGGGGCTCTGCTGGTTGAACCTGTGGAGCCTGTGGAACTCAAGGGTAGTGAATAACCATGATCGCCCTCGCCGGTCCCCCTTCCTCCTCGGCCGTACTTCCGGAGTTCCCGGAACTTGACGACGAATTCTTTGACAAGCTTTTCAACGCAAATCCTGATTCATTCGAACTCGCTGAACTCGCGGAACTCGCTGAAGCAGCATTTGGAATCGAACTCCCGGCGCAACTGAAATGGCAGCCCCGGAAGGATCAACCTGAGCGATACGACCAGCAAACTGCGTTCTACAATTGCCCCTCGCGCGGGGTTGTGTGGTTACTCGGCGGAAACGGTGCCGGCACAACCGAAACGACTATGGCCAAAGTCGCCAAGTTCGTTCTGAACACTCCAGCCCCTCGCGTTGATACTCCGTTTTGGGTGATCGGCGGTTCTTATGAACAGTCGATGGAAACATGCTGGAAGGAAAAGCTCTACGGACACGGGCATATTCTGGATGAAGATATCGACTGGGACCGTGTTTCGTGGTATCGGCCGAAACAGCAATTGCCCTACCGTGTTCCCTTGCTTCCAACTGCCTGCCAGGCTGATAAGGAACTCTTCCGAAAACTGATCCCTGACCAATACCCTTACACTGCTCTGGGTAATTGGTCTCTGGAGTTCAAAAGCTGGCAACAGGGTGCTCACCAGATGATGGCTCGATCCATTGGCGGTTTCGCCTTTGTCGAGCAATTTCCTTGGGGCGTGTTTACTGAAGTTCTCCGCGGATGCCGTGAATACAATCTTCCCGGCTCCAAGATGGTCGAGTATACGCCGGTCGATCCGGATTTGTCCGGTGATATTGAGGAGATGATTCAGAACGGGAAGCGGCCGAAACCTGAAGACGGCAAGTCTGAGAAGATCACTCTTCGTTCAAATATGAAACACCTTCCCGATGACTGGGAAGTTTTCCATGCGAACACTGAATGTGCGATGGAAGCGGGCCACGTCTCGAAAGAGTGGTTCGACGAATACTTTGGGATGATTCCAAAAGAATCGCTCGGGATGCGGCTGAAAGGTCTCTTTGCAGCCTTTGAAGGAGTGATTTACAAGACATTTGATCCGACTGTTCATGTGGTCGGGGATGAAATCTTTGATTGGATTCTGTCCGGGAATTGCAGCCATCGGCGGGCGATTGACTGGGGTGCCGGTCCTCAAAATGCTTTCGTCTGCTTGTGGGGCGCTCGAAATCGTCTGTCTCAATGGTTTGTTTATGATGAACTCTATTCGACTGATCAGGAGAAAACGACGGTCGATCACCTGATCGATGTGACGAAGCGGCATCCCTGGCCGAATCAGCCTTGGTACGGGACGACTTACGCTGATCCTGCTTCGCCAGGGAACATTCGTCTTGCCCAGCAGTTGGGAAGACTCACAAGGCAGATGGGCGAGGAAATTCCAAACCTGAACATGTCGATGGCTCGGAATGCTGTGATTGAAGGCATTGAGCATGTTCAGTGGTTGCTGAAACGATCAATCCCGGAATGGAATGAGTTCACCGAATCGATGATTCAGCGGCCTCGGTTGTTTGTTCACTATTCGTGCGTGAACACAATCAGGGAAATGAAGAAATATCGGTGGGTGAAGGGATCGGGCGCCGACGGTCAAAGCGACAATCCTTTGAATCCTCGGCCTGAGCCCCTGAAGTTTGATGATCACTGCATGGATGCTCTGAGGTATCTTACGTTTTCTGATGATTCTCAGATCGGACTGACAATCGAGTCGGCTCGGTCGAGCTCCAAAGCGGCTCAAAGTGTCGCGAAGAGTAACGGCAATTGGCGGGATCTTCTGGCTGGCGGTGGAATGGAAACTTCTTTCGGCGGGAGGTACGGCCGGGGGAAGAAGGGGAATCAGCAAGAGGAGAATTATTGATGGCCATGCGAAACAACAAACTATTCCCGAACTCAAACAGAAACGCTCAGGCTCGCGAAAACGCCCAGCGAGCAACGGAAATACTCGAGCGGATGAAACGGGCTCTGCAATACCCGACTTCTCAGACTGCTCAGCAACTGCAATCCGATTCCCGCCAGCTGGCATCGGCCTTGCGGGGAACTGGCGGCGCTCTGCCGGTCGGTTCTCAGTTGGTCCGAATGGCCGAATCGGTGGAACGATTAGCCAGGGAGCAGGCGAATTCTCTGGTCTCTCAGGTTCTGAATTCTCTGGGAACTCCGGGCCAACTGCTTCAATCGTGGCTTCGGGGACGGGAAGGGTCTCAGTCCCTGAATCCTATGCGCCAGAATGTTCAGCAGGCTCTGAACATGTTGAGCCAGTTTGCTCCTCAGTTGTCCGAAGAACCTGTCAGCCCTGAACAGGCGGGCGGCCGGAGAGTGGAAGACTGGTTTGAGGGGGCTAATGTTCCTGATCTGCCTCCGATTCAGCCTCGGCAGCCACGACAACCGAATCCTCCGCGCCAGAATTCCCCCTCTCCTCCCGGCCGAAACTCCGGCGGTTCTGGAAATGGTGGGAATGTTCCATTTAACGGGGCAAATCGCCTGCCTCCTGCTACCGATTACGCTCTCGGGCCTCATCCGAATGTCAGGATTCTGTCAGATGGCCGATGGGAGATTCGCGGTCCCGGGTATCACAGAATCTTGGTCCCGGACGATCCGGTTTTGACCGGTGTGATGATTGCCGTTCAGTCGAGCAACGTGCATTCAATCGGATTCAGGTTTAACCTGGATTATCCCCTGAAATCCAAACTCATCATTCGCTACAAGCAAAAGGATCGGCGTTCAGGTCGCTCCGGGACCGTCGGCGGGCCAACATACGAATACGATGATGTTCATCCGGATTGGTTTGATGATCTGCAGCAGGCGGGATCAAAAGGCAAATGGGTCTGGGATCGTCTCAGGATCCGGGGAACGGTCGCAGGTCACCAGTTCACGTACAATCTGACGCGAGCGGCGCAGGGGTATTTGCCTCGGCGGGCTCTGGTCAACATGGGGATTCAGCGATTTCAGCGGCGAACCCGGACGGCGGTTTATTCCGATGGAAGGACGGAAACCCTGACAAGTCCATTGCCCAATGCTGTAGTGGGGCGATATTCTCCAACTGCCCATCGGCCGAATGTTGGGAACATGGATCGCGGCCGGCTGGAGCGTGGTACTCCTCAGCGAGTGAGGTAGGCACAAAAATCGCCAAGATGGCTGCAGTTGGTAGGGTTGAAAATGGCTGGCAGCCTTCCGAATGGTCCGGATTCCCATAATCCGAAGAAAATCAAGCAGGGTGCGCCCAATCTGACCGGCCATCAATACCGGTGTGCAGGCTGCCTCGAAATGTGCCCTCCATTCATGCCGGATGGCTCAACATTGGTTCCGGTTTGTCAGTCTTGCTGGAAACAGATTGGCCTTTCCAATAGGCTCACGATCATCACGTTTACCAGGAACTCCAAAGCGATCGAAGGGCTAACGGCGATGATTCAAGAGTATCTGAGCCATCGCGATATCATGGTTGGAAAGTTTCGGCCGGGAGAGGGAAATTGAAGCTTCTCAAGCAAATCGTTGCGATTGCAGCGGGTGTTTTCATCGGGATTTTCCTGATCATCTACATGCTCATCGCGATGGCATCTCAGGGGTTCAAAGACAATCCGGAAGCAGATCAGCAGAATAATCAGGCTGCGGGAAACAAATAATGGATTGGCAGATTTTCACTCAGCGTTCGACCGCAACGATTGCCAGGTCAGAACGCAAGAAGTTTACCGGCATCATTGAATGCCGGGTCTGCTATCGGAATGCCAAGTCAAGGCGAGCAACAATCCGGGTTCTCGTTTGTCCGGTCCTGAATCGTGAACCTGTGACCGATCGCGCGAAGCTCCTCCTCCCGGCCGAAATCATCCGCGACATGGAAAAGGATCTGCCGAAAGACGGCCTTCCGAATGAGGATGCTGAAATTTCTGTGACATATTCTTTTTTTCTTGGCAGTGTTGTTGACACTCGAACGGAATTTATTCAACATCTCTGAACTTGGATGTCACATGCATGGAACGTAGGCAATTTGCGTTTCAGGCATACCTTCTGAATGTTCAGATTTCAGATTGACACTTTGACATGATGGTCAGCAGCAAGCCCCATCAAAGCCTTAACCGGTTTTGATGGGGCTTTTGTCGTTTACGGATTACGGGTTTTACTCCTGATGCTCATTCCAAACGAAAACGAGACTCAGCCTCAATTCGCGATTCGCTTTCATGAAGCGATGGCGGGTGAAATGACTGATACCTCAAAGCGAAACAAAGCTTGTTTTGCTGCTTGGGATGAACATCGCGGCGATGATCCAACAATCAGCGAACTCGTTGAATCCCGGTTTACTCCTGATCAATACCAGCGGCTGAATGACGTGGCGATGTTCCACGAACACACTGTGCCAGCTCAGAAGATTCAGGATAAAGAAGTCCCTGCTCAGCATTACGGCCGCGATGAACTGGCCGAAATGGTTGACGGGATGAATGACCGAATTTTGGACCATGACGAATTTTCTCCGATCACTCGCGGGCATACCGGCCAAAAGCCGGGCGCGAAGGATGGTGACAGGCAAATGCCAGAGGTTCTCGGGTTTGCCGGTCCGTACAAGTTGGGAATGATCGGTCGCAAGAATCCCCGATGGGCAATCTTTGGGACCGAATACCACATGAAAGACGCGGTTCCGGAACTCAAAAAGCGAGTCGGCCGGTCTCCTGAAGTTTGGCGTTACTCCCGGATGCGTGATCGGTTCTTTTATCCGATTGCAACGCTCGGCGAAGAGATGCCTCGATTGAATCTCCCTCCGGCTCACTATTCGCGACGATCCGCGGATGAATCGCCGGTTTTTGTTGAGTGTTATTCGGCTGTCTTCCCAGGCGGGAATAACACGTTTGTTCCATCGTTCAAGCCTTCACCCGATGGGCGGAAACCAATGGCCGATCAGTATTCCGCGAATCCTTCACAAACTCCGGTCAGCAGCGGCGGCGGAACAAAACTCTCCGATCTGACTTTGGAAGAGTTCCTTGAAATCTTCATGGAAACTCAGCCCCAGCAATTCCTGTTGGGCCTGATGCGGCAGTCTGGTCAATCCGGAATGCCTAATCCTGCGGTTCCGAATGAGATTCCTCCTGATCCTACTGCTCCGGCTCCCGGTGCTGCTGGTCAGGATCCGAATGCGGCGGGTCAACCTGATCCAGCTGCGGCCGGTGGTGGCGGTGCTCCCGCGCAAATGGCCTCTCCTTCTCCGGCCGAACCTCCAGCGGCTCCGGCTGCTGCTCCTCCTGTTCAAAAACCTGCTCCAACTGCTCCGGCGGCGGGGGCTCCTCCGATTCCTCCTAAACCCGGAATGCCTCCAATGGGTCCAGACAACGATAAAGACAAATACTCTCGTGATCTTCGTGACGTGATGGATGCAAACGTCCAACTTCGCAAGCAGTTGGCTGATGCACTCGCAAGGATTGCACAGATTGACGGCGAGAAGACTCGGATTGAGCGTTACTCACGCCTTGAGAAGCTTTCAACGGATTACATCCTGAAGCCTGAAGTTGAACTTGACCGGACTGCTGGCTACACGCCTGAGCAGTTCGACGCTCACGTTCAGATCATCACTGACAACTATCAGCGAACTCTTACCAACATGCCGGACTATGCCGGTCTGTCTGATGGCGTTGATGTTTCTTCAACTGGTAAGGGCAATGCAGGCCCAGCGAAGTCGGAGAACTCAATCGATCCGAAAACCGATCTTCCAAAGATCGAAAAATACTGCATTGAGTATGACGTGGCTTATGCGGACGCGAAGGAACTTTACATTCGCAACAACAAGTCATTTCCTGCGAAATCCTGATTGCTCAGGCAATCTGAAAAGTGAAATCGTCGGCTGATTGAAGCCGTTTTTTGATAGTGTTTCTCGCCGATCTGGAGTTTGAAAAATGAAAGCTTTTGCGTGTGGTGGGACAATCGAACCTGCTCGATTTGTGAAGCGCAGCACTGCTGCAGACTTTACGGTATTGCAGGCTGATGCTGATTCGTTCCCTTGTGGTGTTTCTCAGCGATGGGCTGAAGTGGCTCCTTTGGTTGGTGCTGCAAGTGCTGCCGGAACTTCCGGCGGATTGATTCAGGTTCATCAACCGGGCATGTCCGGTGAAGGCCACGATTCAACGGTCTGGATCATGGTTGGTTCCGGTGGTGTTACTCGCGGTGCTCACCTGATGCCGGATGCGGACGGCAAGGCGATCACTTGCACGACTGGCAAGTATTACGGGGCAATTGCTGACGAATCCGGGGCGGCTGGTGAATACATTCGCTGTACCCCGATTTCCGGCATTCTTGCCTGATCCTGAACCCTGAAACTGAATCGCATATGTCACATGCATCTGGCTGGGATGTGACATAGGCCACCCCAAAACACTCTTTGAAACTCTGAAAACTTTGAAGGATCTCCAGCCATGACTATGGTTCATCCAGGTGGAAATAACACCTTTGTCCCAACTTTCGAGCAGAAACGCTCTCTGATTATCGACTTCGCCCGAAAGCCTTCCAGCTTTCCGCTGAACCGATACGTTCAGGTTGTTCCTGATGCTCCAACTGTTGGCCTTTACCTGAATCTGGATATTGCGGCGGCCGGTCGCATTTCTGCAACAGGCCTTGAAGTCGACTGGCCGGATGGGGCTCCGCGTCCTTCCGGTGTCGATGGTACGGCGGAACATGAGTTCCTGTCTTACATCACTCGCCGAAAGAACTTCGGTTTCACGCTCGGTCAGCTGGGCGTCGAGAATGCAAGCTGGGACAATGTTGAACGCCACTCCCGCATTCAGCAGCAAAAGGCGATGACTCATCGAGCTACCCGAGCAATCGCGGTGGCAACGACGACTGGCAACTATGCCTCGTCTCATCAGATCGACGTTACTTCGATCTCCGGTGACTCCAGCCGATGGGGCGCGTCTACGGTGGCTCGCGGAACGATCCGCAAGTCCATCAATGCGGCCGTGAAGCAGATTCACAAGAGCACTCTGGGTGCCGTGAAGAAGAAGGATCTTCAGTTGGTTATCGGTCCTGACTGTGCCTCTCAGATTTCTGAGTGTCAGGAAGTGGTTGACTTCATCGCAAAGAGCCCGTTCGCCCTGGCGAGCTTGAAGGGTGAAGCGATGAACGAAAATCCAAACGTCGACTATGACCTGCCGAAGTATCTGTTCGGCGTTGAACTGGTCATTGAAGACACGGTTCGCGTAACCAGCAAGCCCGGGGCAACTCTGGCCAGCTCATACGTTCTGGCCGGTGACACTCCGTTTATCACTGCCCGTCCGGGTGGAATTGAAGGGAAGTACGGGGCTCCGTCCTTCTCAACAATCACCTGCTTCGCTCACACCGAAATGGACATTCAGGCGAAGACTGACACCTGGAACAAACTGGTTGACGGTGCTGTCGAAGAAAACTGGGCGTTCGTGATGACTGCCCCAGCTACCGGAATCATCTTCGGCAACGCGATCTGATTTCTGTTGGCCTTTGTCCTGTCTTTTGGCTGGCTGGCCTTTCTCTTCTTGAACCTGTTTTCTGATCTGAAAGTGAACTGACAATGGCAAAGAAAGCTGCAACGAATCCTGCTCCGGAACCTGTTGTTTCCGAAGCTCCTGAAACTGAGGCAACTACATCAGCGGCCATGGACCAGCCAGCCGTCTCCGTGGATGCAAGTGCCTCTTCTTCTCCTGATCTTCCTGAGCCTGCAAGTGATCCTACCTCGAAGGATAAGGCCAGCGAGGAGGGAGCAACGGAAGCCCCCTCCTCTCCGGCCGAACCTGCGATTGTTGAGCCTGCAACTCCTTCTCCAGTGGAAGAACCAGCAGCGGGCGGTGGATTCAATTCGCCATTTGTTGAGCCTCCTGCGGCTCTGACGATGGTTCAGCGGATTGAACTTCTTGAAGTTCGATTGGCGGCTCTGGAAGCAAAGTAATTCCTCCCGGATGAAACCGGTTGCCCGTCCTTCATGGGCGGGCTTTTTTTATATCTGGATGATTCAAGTCAATGGCAGCAACTCTCATAAACGGATCTGATCTGACTGCCCGGAAGGATGCCCGCACAATTGCGGATCTCGTTTCGGATAGCGGATCTCCCGTTGCAGAGTCTGCTGTTGCGAATCATCCAAAGGTTTTGATTGCCCTGGAAGATGCTGAAGGCGAAGTTGTTGGAAACCTGCAGGCTTTTGGCCGGTACACAATTGATTCTCTGTCTCTTCTGACGGGATCTGCTCAATCGTTTCTGAAGCGTGTGATTGCCGAAATTGCGATGATCAATTTGATTGTCCGTCGGCCTGATCTTAGCTCAGAAGACCTTGAGCGACACGAGAAAATTCGCAGTCAATGGCTGGAGCGACTGCAGCAAGGAAACATGATCCTTGCTGATGAAAACACTGATGATTCTGCGTCTCGTCCGTCAATCGATGGCGCGACGCTCGGCGAAACAGCGAACCTCAATATGGTCCGCGATCGGTCCCGATACTTCCCTAGTCGCGTTTATCCCAACGGGAGAAATTACTAATGGCCAGTTCTGTGAAATTCAATGTGCCAGGTGCCATTGACGTGAAGATTGAGGGTCTGTCTGGAGTTTCCGGGCTCGCAAGCCTTGGTTACACGAACGACGGGGTTGAAATCGAAGAACGAGAATTCACCATCGAATGTAAAACCGATCGTTACGGCGGCGAACAGGGGCCGCCTGCTGACGTTCAGAGTCTCGGCCGGGAAGCAATCATTCGGCTGAATCTGACTGAGTTCAATGCAGAGTATTTTCACATGCTCGAAAGCCGGATGCCTCGGAACTCTCTGGCGGCGTCTGCTCCCGGTCAGATCCTGACGCCTGGTACATTGAAGTTTTCAAATACTGCTGGCGGTGGGCTTGTTCGATGTCTACTGAACGGCATTCTGGATATTGCGGCGGTGGCGGCGACTGTCGCGACTGTGGAACTGTTGACGCCTCGCAACTATCCGTTTTGCGAAGTGGTTGACGCGACTTCGCGGAATGTTGGATCAAGATACGCTCGAGCGAGCCTGACGCTTAAAGCTCGTCAGGGAGTTGTCAGCGGTAATGTGGTTCTCTGGAATCGCACAATTGCGGCGACATAATTTTTGAATCGATTAACCAACTGAAATTCAAACTGGCTGGCTGAAATGATTGAGTTTTTTAAGAACTGGCTATTCCGAACTGTCATCAACAAACATCGGCTTCTGTTCCGTTACTGGGACGGAAGCCGGTACGTTTCTGCAGATCCTTTTGTGATCTTTCGGGCCTTGGTCAACACTGAAAAGTTTGACCCGGACAATGATATCAAAGATTTGCAGATCCCTGACCCAAAGATCATCTCGAAGAAAATTTCCTACATCGCTGAAGGTGTCCGGGAAATCTTCAACCTGAAACCATTCGAGAAAGGCGGATTGGCGGAACTGGAATGCGTGAACCTGCTGACTCAGTTCAGCGAGTTCATGAACGCTGTAAAAAAAAATGGCGAATCGAATCAGATATCGTTGCCACCTACAACGATGCCACCAGTCCCAGTGAGCGACTCACAAGAGCAGAAAAGCACGAACGAAAGTTCGGCCTGTTCCTCAACTGTTACCGAATCAACTTTGTAAAAGCCCTACCAATTTCGCTCGGCGTTGGTGCGGCGTTTGGCGGAATGTCTGAAGAGTTCATTCGAGCCTTGATTGAAAACGAATTCCAAGTCCAAGAGGCGATGGCTCTGGCTGAACGGGAGAAGGCCGACAAAAATGGATAGTCTCAACGACATCCTGAACCGCGTTCTCCAGAATGCTGCTGAGACGACTGCTCAAAGGGTTGTCGTTGCGACTGGCAAACGGCCGTTGCGTGATCCAGATTCCGGTTCTGTGAGTCATCTTCAGCAGGCGGCGTCGGCTCTTGAGAACATCCGATCGGCCAGCACTGCGGCGGCGATGGCTCAGCGGGCTCAACTGTCTCAAAATCAATTGCCCTCTCCGGTCGATGATGGCAATTCTGGGCCTAACTCAGCCGATGGCGAATTCTCCTCCTCTCCGGCCGATCGTCACAGGAAAACAACCCTTGCCGATGACATGAATGTCCTCGGAACGGTCGGCGGTGCTGGGACTGCTGTGATTCAGCAGATTGCGGCGGCTGGCAGGGCATTCAGCGGAATCCCTGAAGCAGCGAATGCGTTCAAAGATGCTGTTACGGAAATGGCCGACTCAGCTGGCGGGGCGGCTCCTGCAATTGACTCTGTGACTGGTCCTCTCGCAAAGATGGCCAGTTCGATTGTTTCTCAAATCTCTGGAATAGGGAAGGGAGGTGATCCATCTACCGGGGCGTCACAGGCAGGACAGAGTAACTCTGTCGACGGGGCTGTTACTGCGGCAGTGAGAAAGATCCTGAAGGCTCCAAAGTCCTTTGCTTCGTGGTTTGGGGAGCACGACGGGATAGATTCAGCGAGAAGCGAAGCCCCTTCCTCTCCGGCCGGAACCAGCGTCGGGAGATCTCGACCAATGGCCGGCGTGATTCCTTGGGGCTCATGGCCGACGGCTTCTGCGTTTCTTCCGTCCTCTGGAAATGCTGGAAACGCTGGGCCTGTTCAGAACTGGCTCAACTCTTCCTCGATCGCAGATTCCATGCGGGCAATGATTGGAAATGTCGGTCAATCCTTGAAGTCGATGACGGCGAATGTCGGCGGTCTGCTGAATGGCGGGTTTTCGGCCAATGGTGGCGCTGGGAATGTTTCTGGCGGCGGCGGGGCCTCCTCTCTTTCCGGCCGAATCGGAGAATCCTTTGATAAGCTGCTGGCTCAGTCCTGGGGAATGTTTCGCGGCATGTCGGCCGGGAGTGGGGGAAGCTCGGGCGCGAGTAGCTCCGGCAATAGTTCTAGTGGGTCTGGTGGGTCCGGCGGCGGGAACAATGGCGGCGGTGATGATGGGAATGATGACGGTAATGATGATGGTGGAAACAATCAGGGGAACTCAGGGCAAGGGTTCTTTCGTGGTCTGAAGAATCAAATTCGAACGAGAATTGGCCGGGCAGGTCGGAGGATTCTGGCTCGTCGGTTTCGTCGCGGCGTTGTGAACGGGCGGCGGCTGATGCGTGGTGCTGGTGGAACTGGCGGGGCGACTGGTGGCGGGGCTGCGGGAACTGGTGGCGGTGCCGGCGGCGGTGGTGGTTTCTTCGCTCGGATGTTTGGTGGTGGTGCTGGTGGTGGCGGGGCTGCTGCGGGAGGCGGTGGCGCTGGAGCAGGAGCGGCGGCCGGAGGTGGTGGAGTTGCTGCAGGTGGTGCCGTTGCGGCTGGCGCAGTTCTTGCTGTTGTCGCCTTTGTTGCTGCTATTGGCATTGCAGTTTACGCACTGATGAAACTTGGCAAGCAGGGTTACGAAACTGCTCTCCGCGTTGCGCATCTGGACGGCGGATTGACCGCGGCAAAAGCTCAATTGGATGTTTCGAGACTACTCCGAGACATCCAGACATCAAGAACCCTGAGCAATGCCGGGGCAAATCACATGGAAGCAATCAACCGGCTCGAGGAAAACTTGCGGCCGATCACTGACGGGGCGATGTTGGCCGGTTTGCACGCTCTGACGTTTGGCCTGAACATGGTCAATAATGTGTTTGAAGCTGTCAGGAATTCAAGTATTGGAATCGTCAAAGCATTCAATGAGATCGAAAAGGGATTAGGGTTTGATTTCATCAATGACAACATGGTGAAGGCATTGGAAGACTTGAAAAACGGTAACGGTCCTCAGCGAAACCTTGAAGCGGCTCCATTGCACAACCTGTTCGCCAATCTGCCGGCTGCTGCTCCTCCTCGGCCGCCATTGCCACCACTCGGGGGGAATTGATCATGTCTGACGGATACACGGAAATTGAATACGGGCCTCCGACAAACCCGGTGAAAATCTCAAACTGTCAGACGTTGGAATTCAAGCAAGAGGCGGTTCACGATGCCTCTGGGTTGGTCCACATCTATGACAGGTTTCTGGTTAGAGTCAGTGGCTACTTCCTCGCCCAGACTGAAGCCTATGTGATGATTCAGCCACAAATGGGAGCAATGCAGGGCGCGACGGCTCAGACGGCCGGAAGCCAGCACTTGAAACTTCGTGATCTGCTGGCGAAACCCCGTCAAAACTTCAAAATGACATTGGGCGTCACGGGATTGAACCCGACAACCATTCTGCAGGCAAAACCAATGTCCTCGACGGACGATGAGTTTTCGCAGGAATTTGATTGTCAGGGTGGACCGATTCCCAAAGTCTTGTCAGTCGAGCACATTGCCGGGAATGCGGCGATTAAAGTTGTCTGGGAGGTGACTGTCTGCGTCTCTCCTGATTGCACGAATTTTGGTTCTGTTTCCGATACCATCCAGCGACGGAAGGGCATTCTGTCGAATCGATGGACCTGTGCGGATGACATCGACGAAAACCTCTACCTGAAAAGTCGTGTTTTTGTGGGGGAATTGAAGCTCGCAAATCCCCTGAAGAATCCTCATGACTTCCGGGAACTGGTTGTTCCGGCAATCAGTCCTGGAATGCGGTTGAAGTCAATGTCCTTCCGCCAATCTCAGGATCAACTCAATCTGCAGTACACTGTAGTTCATGAGGAAGTGCATGTTACCGCGCCACATCCGGCAACAAGTTTGAGGATCTCTCACAAGGTTTCTCATGCGGAATACGCCATTGAGATTGACGAAGTTTTGGCAATTACCCTGAAAGGGCCGCGGGACGTTAAAAAGTCGGATTTGGTGGGTTTGGCTGCTCGGATTGCTGACGGGAAACTCAGAACTGACTTACTGAACAATAAGACGTTCCGGTTGATTCGCTATGAAATGTCCGATGAGTCCGGCACGTCTCAGGATAGCCAGGTCACGGTTGTTTACAACACGAAGCGAATCACAGAAAAGGCGAATCCCCTGCCGAATCCACAGGATCCGAACGGGTTAATTGGGATTACTCGCCGGTTCGGCCTGAAAATCGACGGAACGATGATTCCTGATTACAACAACACTTTGACGCGTGGAAATCGCAACAATGAATCCCCTGACATCATGGGCGGAATCACTGTTGCTGGGGCATTTGCTGCACATCTTCAGGGAGCCTGCACAAAAGACTTCTCGATGAACTCAGGGGTTCAGTCGAAGAACTACCCCGGATCCTCGGATTACGATTATGGCTTGAAGGATTCAACTGGAGCTCGTCCGACGTTGCCGGAAGTTGTCATTGAAACGGTCCCTGAAATCCAGCCTTTGCCGGATACAACGTTCAACGAATCGCACACAAAAGACGGCATTTATCAGACGTTTGAAATCGACGTTCAAACAACTGAGCGCCCGTTGTACTTCTCGGCTCCGATGTCTCCGTCATCGCTCGGGCTGGATCCGTTTGGTACTTCTCCGGGGTCCGGGTCTCCATCGTCTCCGGGCTCAAGCACAACTCCGGAAGATGGAGATTCGACGGTTTTCATGCGTCTCGGTCCTTCGCAGTGGGAGCGAATTGTCAGAGTTGTGGCAAAGCGGCACAACGCCCCGCCTCGCCTGTCTGAACCAAGAGCGACGTTTCGGGATTTCAAAAACAACCTTCATGTTCTGCTGTCAAAAACGGAATTGACCTGCGAACCCCAGCGGCTTCCGGATGACACAAAGGATTACATCGTTCGCGCTGAATACAAATACGGGCTGGCGAAAGCTCCGACTGAATTGCACTTCGGAGTTCCTGATTACGATCCGGTGGTGTCCTCTGGGCAATATGGGACTGGCCCGTATTCGTTCAGTTTGACCAACATTTACAAGTCCGATCATCCAATGGTCTGAAAAACCTGATACTCTATTGACATCCATGCAACATGCATGTGAGATTCATGGGTTTTCCTTCTTCGAATCTTTCGGATTGAGATCATGGCAGACATCACCTTAGAAAATGGGACGGACGGGCTTTTTGACCTGCTCGGCCAGGTGTTCGCGCTGCAAACTCAGGTTGATTCCTCGGTTGAGGATCGCCGAACCGCATGGGATTCCGTTGCTACTGCCGTTACTGCTGAGTTTTCAACCTCCGCGTGGTTGGCCTCCCTCTCTTCGGCCGAAAAGGCGATTGCGAACGAAGAATCGACGGTTTCAAGTGCTGTTTCCGCGTTGAAGACAGTGGCGGAACAAATCCTGATTCTGAAAGTCGATGAAGCCGTTAGCCTGCCATCAAAGACGGTCACGGATGCTTTGGTCGAACTGGCATTCCAGATGGACGATCGGACTGAGTCCCTGATTGCTCCGACTGTTAGCGTGGGTGTGACGCCTGATGGCGGGAATGCTGGCGATTGCATCTTGGTGTCCAGTAAAAAGACGATCAAGGGAATTGATAACCCTCAGTTATTGCCTGAATCCATTGATGTTGTGGCGGTTTCTGGCGGGTATCTTCAGGTTAATTGTGATGCGAGTTCTGATGGGCTTTCGCCGAACGGTTTTGGCGGCGCTGGAATTCAGACTTCCCTTTCTGTTTTCACCGTGTTTACCGGATTGACGGGAAGCGGCTCGCTGAATTCATTCACAACATCGGACAGCGTTCTGCCTGGCAGTTGGATTGCGAATGTCGGGGTTCTTGGGACTGCCGTTTTGAGCGGTCAGCCACAAACTGACACAATCACGATTACCGGAACGGCAACTTCTGGAACGTATCGAATCACGGTTACAACCTCGATTCTCGGCACTCAATCAACGGGCAATCTGAATTACGATGCAACGCCATCAACGGTAGCGGCTGCTCTGGCTCAGCTTTCCGGGTTCTCGAAAGTCAGTGTTTCGGCAACAGGAACTTCCCCGAACTACGTCCACACAATCAAATTCTATGGGATGCGGGAAGCGGTCACGACGGCGGTCATTGAATCAACCGATTCCGGAAGCTTTGTAGTTGCCACTCCGACGGCGTTTGCGTCTCCGAGTCTTGGCAGTTCTCCGCTGGTCCTCGTATCTGATGGGTCTACGCTGGTTTCCGTGAGTCATCTTCTGACTCACCTGAAAGTCAATACGCCATACGCTGTGAACGCGTGGCTGGCGGTCAATACTGCGGCGGCGTCCGGTGTCGTTGAAATATCGCTAACGAATGGCGTCGGGGGTTCGGTCATCCAGGACGATGCTGGAAATGATCTGAAATACACGGTTGCGGCGACAAGCCTCGGGACGGCGTTTAAGGCGGCGGCTGACAATGCGGCCAGCGGCTCCCCGGTGTTCATGACTCCGTTTCAGCTTCCAGCTTCTGTTTACCTTCGAATTCGATGTTCAACAACTCTTCCGAATACCCGAAAGGTGTTTGTTGAGAACCCTGTCTGTGCGGAAATTTCGCCCTTGTATGCGGGCGGTGTCTATCTGGTTGCATTCACAGGTCCGGTTGGTTTCACGACTGGAGATAGCTGGGCCGTTGCGGTCGCGAATGATTTCGGCGGAACCATGCATTGGGGTATGGAGCGGAATTTTGGAATGCGAAGACTCGGGATTCTGATTCCGACTGATCCGACGGGAACTATTGCGGATTTCACCCCGCTTTGATTTCGATTTACTGATTGATTGTTGAACTGAAAGGAACTTGAAAGATGGTCGCGAAAACTCCTACCCAGGCAATGAGCCTTGCCCCTTCCTCGGACGACAAAACGGCCATCATCGCGGCTGCTGATGCTTTGTTGGCGGCGATTGATGAGGCAGTGTCGGGTGATACTCAGCAATGGACTTTGCAGATTGCTGGAACGCCAACAGGTGGCACATACACCATCACTCTGACGGATGATGTCAACGGCGCTCGAACCACGTCAGCATTGGCCTACAACGCCAGCGCGGCGACTGTTCAGGCTGCTCTGCGTTTGCTTTCCGGTGAAGGACTCAGCACAACGGCTGTCAGCGCGACGGGTTCAACGCCGAACTTCACTCACACGATTCAGTTCAAGGGAACAAAAGCGGACATCACCGTCACGACAACTCTGTCAATGACTGGTGGTTCTCCGGTTCGGACTCTGACGGAAGTTGAGGAGTTTGCCCGCAAGACTCTTCACCCAATGGGCGGCGACATGTTCAAAGAGAATGTTGTTGACCTGATGGAAGTGCTTGCCACGAACATGGAAGTTTGATCAGGCCTCCCTTCTTTCCGGCCGTCCTGCGATTTCTTAAACATTGGTGACCTATGCCCGGTGCAAGCTCGACAACAAAAGCCGAAGTCCTGCTCCGGGCATCTTCTTTGCTTCAATCAAAGCTTCCGGAATTTGCCAATCGAATCCACATCGTTATTGAAGACGAAATTCCTCAATCACTTCAGAACAACGAAGTGCTGACGGTCCAGATTACTGGCGGCACGTTTGACTTCGGCGCCATGTCCGGCGGTGGGGCTGCTGTCCTCCCGTATCAAGGCACTCTGAGAGTAGCAATATGGTCGGCAAATCGCGTTGATAGATCTGGCGTTTCAACGGGCATGCTCACCCTCTCCGGCCGTGGATTGCTGAGACTTCAAACGAAGATTCTGAAAGCATTGATGGGAAGCTATTTGCAGGAACTGGAAGCCGGCGGCGATGGTTACACGCCTTGCCTGATCGATTGCATCAAGCCTATGTCGGACACTCAACCGCAATCGGCCGGAAAGGGAGAGGGTAAGGGCGCGACGGTCCAGAAGGCGACATTGGCTATTGATTTCTCCGTTGACTTCAAATGGAACCTTGAAGGCGACAGCGACAATGAGCCTGAGGGAATTACTGCCCCATGATCAAGGTTGGCGAAACTCCTATTCTTCTGCAGGATCCGACTGGAGCAATTGACCGCTACATCGAGTCTCACCATTCGTTGGACATGATGCGGTTCTTTGGCAAGCCTGCTGCCGTGAACACTCCGCGCGGGCGGAATCTGCTTTTCCCGAACTATCCGGAACTGCCTCGACCGAAATTGAATCAGCTTGTTATTCCGACGGGCGCAACTCGCTGGAGCTACGGGATTTTTCTGGTCAATACGCTCCAGAAGGAAGCGATTCTTACTGAAGCGGCGGCCAATTCGAACAAGCTCAAACTGAGATTCTCCAGCCGCGACAACTGGAAAGTTCAGCCGGAAGGCTCGGAAAACTGGTCGCCCGATTTGTCGCTGACCGTGAGCCCCCTTCCTCCTCGGCCGATCACCCCGACGGGGCTACCTGAAAATGTCGACGTTCAAAACTGCTGGTTGTTGCCTTTGGTTGATCAGCGGTATTGGTGGCAGTGGCTGAACGTTGAAGCAATCAGCGGTGAAGAGTTTGCAGACGTTCAGGCAATCATTGACTACCTGAACGACAGAATGAACGACACGGGCGATCTGTGGATGACTTGCGAGAACGACAAATACTCGAGCTTGCCGGACATCCGTGAAAGTAACGATTACGAGAACATGGCAGTTTTCATTGAAACTCTGGCGTGGCACATTGGGTGCCAGATTATCCCTGAGATCAGTGAAACGAATGGCCGAACTCCATCATTGGCCGATACCAATTTCGCGTTCATCTCAGTGGATGACTCAAGGGTTATTCACGAGAACAATTTGCAGGGCAAGGTTGGGATAAATCTTGGCGCTCGGGATGTTTATGGAACTGTGACTTCTCCTGATTCCGGGTTTGAGGACGTTGGTTTCCCGAATCAGAAGATGGGCGGCCAGATGTCGACTTCCAGCCAGGGAAGCGCCTTCCTTCCGGCAAAGATCCTAATCCCAAAAGGTGCCGATAGTTCAGAGTATTACGAGAAGACCGCTACGGGGCTGGGGCTATCGGATGTCAAGACTGTTGCGGGAACGTCTGCCGTTTTGCGGGTCTACTATGACGAAGTGACGGATGAGATCGCGACTCAGGCGGCGAAAGACTACTACAACCGATTTTACAAGGTTCACGATTACACGTTCAGCGGAATTCAGAAGTGGCAGCCGACGGCGTTTGATGATTGTCTGATATTGAGTCAGGCAATGTTTCCGGAAGGAATGAGGGTTCAGAGCAGGCTAAGAAGTTGGCAGCATAATTTGTTGCCTGAGCAGCCGCGGGCGGTTGCTGGTTCTGGTGCGCCTCGCATGAGGTTTACGATTCTTTCCGCCTCGTTCACGGTTGGCCTTGGCGCTCTCGGCTGTGATCACGTTGTTGTGCTCGTTAAGCATGTTTCATGCGGTGGAACTGGCGTAGCGGTTGGAGATGAAAAGAAGGTTTACGATCCCGAGTATTGCCATTTCAATTTACCGATCGAACTGCTGGTTGGCCTAAGCGGAACGGCCACGCTGATGAAAAGCGAGAACTATCAAGCCGGTTTGGACTATGTCCTTTATTGCCTTGATGAAATCAGAGCGGTGCCGTGCATCTGGATGATTGACACGCTGTGCTGTTCCGAAGAGGAAATTATCAGTGGCTAGAATTGACACAGTCCGTGAAAGCAATGGGCCGGACCGGTTCAACATCCATCCCGGCTGCGCGTCTCACCATGCGGGAGTGAGGACGGGAATCAAGGATTACTGCTGTTGTTGCGATCCATGTAACTACGTTCGGAAGAATGAAAGTGCAACAGAACCGGAATTGCGGCATTGTTGCCGGTGTCTGCCTCGGTTGATTCTTGCGAAGTTCACTGCGACCAATGGCAATGCATGTTGTCGAAATGTCGTGGTGCCGATGTTGGCCGGAGTTGGAACAACAGGCGGCGAAGATGTCATTGTCTATTCTGGCTCGATCGTCGGGCACAGTATCACGATTTACCTCTCGAATGCCGCAATTGGAGCATATGCGGACCTGTACGACACAGGGTGCCGATGGACGATTTTGATTCCATCGCTTGGGATCAGTGAGGAAGTTAGCATTGATCACACAGTTGTGACGTGCCTTGGAGTACCGGCGATTTCAGTAACGGGAGTGACGGCCTATGATGGATGCGTCGGGACCATTTCACTCAACAATTACGCCACAGTGAAGGTGCCATTCAGAACGCGATTTCCATCTGATTCAGTGGACGACACTCTTAGCATCACGGTGCCGTTTCCAGAAGGGTTTGAAACCTACGAATGTACTGACCTGCCAAGGTACATCTGCATCACAAAGAAACACAATCGAATCAATCGAATTCGATCGCCTCGGATATCTTGGGAAATCGAATGGTGGCGAGATTTCGCATGGGATGAGTATTTTGAACCGCGATTTGACGAAGATCAGCAGGAGTGGATTATTGGCCGATGGATTCATAATCCAAAAGATACGACGGCATTCGTTCAGCATTTGCATTTGATTCAGGATTTGTACGGGAGCACGTTTCTTCAGCCGGATTTCGAATCTCCAGCAACAACGGACGGGGAAGGCGAAACCTACCAGCGAGTTCCCCTCACAAGCTGCGGATGTGACTTCAAGAGTTTGGACGTTCGGCCGGTCGACGATCCTTCACCACCGTCGCTACCTGGGCAATCCATCGCTGAGGATCTGGCAGGAATCGACATCCGCGGCGGTCGGTGCGGATGCTGGGACTATCACTGCGGCAAGCGACGATGCGTTCCGAAGTACCTTTGCGGCTTCCTGTACGTTAATCAAACTCTGTATCGCAACATCCTCTTTACCTGGAGCAACTCGTTAAAGTGCTGGGTTTCATCTGGCGGTGTCGATCTCGATGATTCACCGATGCCATTTGATCTGCATGTGTGCCTCACTCAGAACGATGAGGGTCAATGCCAGTTGTCGGTGGACTACGAAGATTACTCCATCTCTTCGGCCGTAATTGGGGACACCAACACGGTTATCAGCGGTACGTTGTCTGGCGCAAATTATGCGATGGATGACTATTTCACACTGAACCTTACAACGTCATTCGATGGCGATTGTGAATTGCTGCTGACATGCGTAACCGCAACTCCATGTTACGCAGATTGCGGATCTCATCCCCCAATTCTGCATTTACGATTGTACGGGTGGTCGCTTCCGAGTGATATTCCGCCACCACCCGCGACTGGTTCATGTACCTTGGAAATGGATCTGATTTACTACCAAACCGTTGTCGTGTCAGGGTCGGGAATTCTGATCACCTGCGAGTACATTGGGTATGCGGTAGTGAATTCGTTTTTCACCGATACTGTCACTGGTTTACCATCGTCAGGCCCATTCCTGATAACGGCCAAACTGAATCTTGGACAGCTTCGGATCACAAGAACGTACATTGGTCCCGGTAATGCGGCCGGGGCTGAGAAGTTCATTTCTCTCGATACCGAAACCTGCAATCCGTATTACGGTTATTACTTCACGTTGGCTTCACTTCAGAACTGTTTCTTCGGAGATACGGCTACGATCTTCCATCGCTGGGAAGCGGAGATTACGGAATGAGCCTGGCTGAATGTGAGGTGTTCGAGGTTGGCAGCAGGCGGTGGAAAATCTGCCGAAATGAAGCCGGGCTTACGCCTCACAAAACAAATGCATACCGAGTTCAATGGGGGCTCCCGCCTCTGCTTGAAATCATCAGCGAACCGAAGCCCGTTGATTCAACCGAGTTCATTTTTCACGGTCATTCGATCAGTGATCCGAATTCGTTTGTTGCCAGCAATATCTACGGGCCGGGAACTGAGCTGCAACGAATCTACCAGGCAGCCGGCATTGAATCATACGACCTCGCAAAAGACCTGTTTCAGCAGATGAACAATTGGGGCGTGTCTGGATGCCGCGCACAACTGGAGACAATCACGGAGGATCTGACGCCTCATGTGTCCTCATGGGTGGCGGAAAATCGAATTTCGGAAACCTTCGCTGCTCGAATTGCGGAAGATATTGTCCTCGCAATTGATGAATGCGAAAAGATCATTGCCGATCGTCGTGAAAAAAGACTGAACGTATTCACGGGCGAGAAGATCACTGGTTGTTCAGCATGTGGGGGCGGTGCTTCATCCGATGTTGTCGCGAAGAGAATCGAGAAACGCCGCTCATGGGTTGGAAAGCAAGTTGATCGACTCACCAACTTGAAGAATGCGGCCATTGATTTCTGGCAAGATGGCATGACGGTTGCTAGTGATGAACAGCAGGCTAAACGGCTGGAAATCTGCAAATCCTGCCCGATTTACAACAACGGAACCTGTGATCAGGAACGCGGTGGATGCGGTTGCAATCTCGCACTCAAAGTCAAAGCCCGATCGGCTTACTGTCCGGCTTACAAATGGCATACTCACGGCGACAATTACCGTCCGTTGATAAACCCGACGCGAAATCTGATTTTCCACATTTACCCGAAACTGGGTGCCGAATGGAATTGGCACGAACACATTGATCGCATTCGCAGACATCAGCACTTGTTCAACGGGAAAATTGCCATCGCAGTTGTAACCGGGAAAGGACTGGCGGCCCCTGAAAACGTAACAAGACTCATGGACGGAATCCGCGTCACTGATTGGGTCATCGCGGAGAACACCAGACTTGGCGAAACCGTCACGATGACTGACCTGCTGCGGATCGTCAAAACGGATGATCCGAACACGATCACCTTTCGAGGACACTGCAAGGGCGTGACTCACCGAAAAGACGGGATTGAGCAGCCGTGGGCAGAAATGATGTGGCGGGCCTGTATGGACATCCAGAGCGTTGAAGACGCGTTGGCATCACATACGATGGCTGGAGCATTGAAGTGCCACAGGCCGCTCGTCGCGAATCGAAAGGGCGAATGGTTCTATGCGGGAACATTCTATTGGTTCAGGAACCGCGAAATCTTTCAGCGAGACTGGGAGCGAACTGAGCCGACGCGATGGTATATCGAAGCCTGGCCGGAGATCGTTTGCGACAAAGCCGATGCGGCGTGTCTGTTTTTCGATCATATGGACCGTGATATTCTGGCAGACTGGAAGACGATCGAATCGGAGTTTGATTTCTGGAAGGCGGCAAGATGATTCCTGTTTTCGTCAACGTCTTCAATCGACTGACCACTACGCTGACTCTTTGCAGCCAGTTGGCTGAAATGCCAGATGTGCGAGTGGTGATCGTTGATAACAACTCTGATTGGGCTCCTCTCCTGAACTGGTACGATACAGACTGCCCGCATGAAGTAATCAGGCTTGAGGAAAACATTGGGCATCATGCACCGTGGAAATGCGGCGCTGTCGATCAGTATGCCGACAAAGCGTTTTACTGCGTGACAGACTGCGATTTGGATCTGGCCGGCGTTCCGCTCGATCTGATGGAAGTCCTTCGCGAACCGCTACGTGCAGGCATCGCGGAAAAGTCAGGGATTAGTCTGAGAATTGACGATCTTCCGGAATGGCAAAGTGGCGTTGTTACTTGGGAGCAACGTTTCTGGAAAAAACCAACTCCAGACAATCGATATTACTGGGCGATAATCGATACGACGCTTTGCATGTATCGCAGTGATTTGCCTCATAGGCTTGCAATGAGTATTGGCGGAATCAAAACAGTACGCTCAGCGATGCCTTACACAGCTAGGCATATGCCGTGGTATCTGGACTGTGAAAATCTCGACGAGGAAAACCTGAACTACTTCAGGACGGCTAATCTATCGAATTCGTGGAAGCCAGAAGGCAAGGGGCTTTCATCCCGGTTCGCTACTGGTGAATCTTAACCGTCTCGCCCTTTTGTCCGAGCACTCCGGGGAGAATGTGAGTTTCGGCCTTTAGGTTTCGCCCGACGACTGTAAACGGCGGGTCGATTCCTCGTGTGTTTACGTGGCCTTCCGGGAGTTCGTGGACAACGTTGATTACTTCAAATTCTATCTTTGTGCTTTCTCGTCGATACCATCCAAGTCCAAACGCACAGGCCAGAATTATGACACCTAATGAAATCTTGCCAGCCATCTCAAAAACCCTCTTAAAAAGGCACACAATCAACCGCGTTTAACACATGCACAACCCGCCCACATGACAACATAATAACAACCATGCAACATAAATGAAATGTAAAAATGGCCAAGAAATGCGGCTATCTTGGAGGCGTAGTTGCCACAAACGCCTGTTCCTGCGGTGCGACAATCACTATCTTTCGCTGTCAACTCCAGAACATGAGCACCGTCAGAGATTCCATTGATTTTGAGCGCGAAATTGATCGTCGCCACTCCTCTTCGGCCGAAAAGGTGGGCGTGAAAGAACTGAAGCAGAATTTGGCTGTCTGTGAAACGTGCCTTTTGTTCGACTCCTGATGTCACATGCATGTAATCTGCACGGTATTTGAAAGCTGAATCTATGAATACTTCAGGAAATTCCAACAAATTCAACCGTGCGGAATCCTTCAGCGCGGCGGCTTTGCTCAATAAGTCTGCCGACCATGTTTTCGATGCTCCCGGAGGAATCGCGTTTCGCCTGAATCCTGATGGCTACGGCGGCGGGAAAAATGCTGGCGAGCGGGAAAAGGTTGCAAGCTTCGTCAACAACTGGATTGAAAGAACCAAAGATCCGGCGAGCGATATTCCCGGGGCTCCTCCATTGTTCGGCCAGGACGTTGCCCCTCATGCGATGACGTTTGCCAGCAAGATCGGGAGTCAGGCCAAAACTTACCTCCCGTCCGATGAGTCTTTGGAAGCGAATCCGAATGATGCCCTGTTGATGCGCAAGGATCTGGGCATTATGGAATGCCTGGAGATTCGCCAGCGAATGACGGCACTTCTGGATTGGTCAATCGTCCCGGAAGACACAAAGAGCCCTGCTCAGAAGTCTGTGGCGGCCGAACTGACAAAGATCATCAAGCGAATTCGCCGTTGGACGGAATACCGTCGTTGCCTAATGGATGGGATTTGGATTGGCCGATCGGCAATTCAGCATACCTACGGGCACGGGAACATCGGCGGGAAAATGTACTGCTACCCGCGCGCGAAACATGCTGATTCGAACGGCTGGAAGCACATTCACGGGGATAAGGTTGTTTTTCGGTATGATGACGGCGAAAAAATGCCTCCCGGTGCCTTTCCCGATCAAATGGGCGTCCGCGTTTCTCCAGTGATTCCGAAGGATGCCCGAATCCGCGGCATTCAAAATATTGAGTACACGAACAGCGGCGCGGCAATCTTCCTCTCTCCGGCCGAACGCCAAACGATCATTTGCCACAAGCACATGATTGAAGATGCGGAATACCACAATCCTCGGAAGGCCGGTCGAATTCACGGCGTCGGGATCAGGGACCGAATTTACAACGAATGGTTCCTGAAGCAGGAGATTCTTGGCTTCCTGATGGAGTACATGGAACGCTCGGCCGGCGGCATTGAAATTTATGAATACCCGTCCGGGGATGCTGAGGCGAAACGCTCAGTGATGGAAGCGGCGAAAAACCGAATGGCGTTCGGAAGGAATCAAATCTTCTTCCCGAAGCCTCTGGGCATGGATTCAGCTGTTTACGATTTGCGGATCGTGGAGCCGGGTTTTGCGGGCATGGATATGCTCGTAAACATCCAGGACAAGTATTTCGGCCATCGGATCAAGCGATACATCATCGGGCAGACATTGAGCACGGAAGCGGATGCGACGGGTTTGGGGAGTTCAGTGGCTGACTTCCAGAAAGATTCGTTGGCTCAGATTGTGATGTATGACAGCAACAATCTTCAGGAAACGTTGACCCATGAATTGGTGCGCCCGATCCAGCTGGCGAATTGGCCGGAAACGGAAAGTTGGCAGTTTGATCTGAAGCATGAGTTGGAAAGTGACAACGTCAAAGACAAGTTGGACGGGTATCGGACGGCTTGGGAAATGGGGCTCGGGATTCCTGAAAAGGATGTTGCTGAGGCAATCGGGGTGAGCCTAGACAATCCGAATGAGAGAATGCTGAGGAAGTCTGATCAGGATGCGGCGGCTGCTGCGGCCGGGATGAATAACGGGATGCAATTCCCGAAAGGAACTGGGTTCGGAAACCAGATTGATGCTGCTCATGAGCATGTGAAGGCGGCCGGAGAGGTGAAGGCGGCGAAACAGGGAGTAATTGATCATGTGGCGGGTAAGGTGAATGGGGATCAGGGCGAAGAATCCGGGCCTCCTTCCTCTCCGGCCGCAAAACCTGATCAATATCAACGCCGATCTTCCCGACTCCTGAACAGCGCGGCCAGTGAAACCCACACTTCCCCAACTCCCGCCCAGCGAGAAGCCGGGAACTACTCAAAGGGAATCTTCCCTTGGAAGGGGCTGGAAATTGCCATCGAGAATCCGAAGGGCTCAACTCGCTCGGGCTGCTCAGATTCCGGCCGTGAATGGTCTCGGACAATGTCCAGCCACTACGGCTATTTCCGTCGGACTGCAGCAAATGACGGCGATAATCTGGACGTTTACGTTGGGAATCACCCTGATTCAGATTTCGTGCTGGTGATCAAGCAGGTTGATCAGGATGGGGATTTTGATGAATTCAAAGTTGTTGTTGGGTGCCTGAATCGGAAAGAAGCCAAAAAGTTGTATCTGGCCAATTATCCGAAGGGCTGGAAGTGCGGGCCGGCGGCGAGCATGACGGCTGAATTGTTCAAAAAGTGGATTGCCAAGGGTGGGCCGATGCGGGCTAAGTCATTGGCCAAAGTTGAATGCTAATCTTTGTTGTGACATGCATGTGATATGTGTGATTTTTGAAATCTGGATAGGTGGTTTTCAATGACGGCTTCAACTGCTCAATTCTCAATCCGTGACACGATAAACGCCATCGTCGACGAATACGCTCGGAGACAAAAACCGGCGGCCGGTCAATTGGGACTGTTTGAGAAGCCAGAAGAACGCCAGAAGCCGCTATTCTCGAAGCGGGTCGATGATGAGTCCGGGAAATGGGTAACGATGCGCGGGGCTCGCGTATTCATCAGCGGGGAAGATGGCCGGATCATGAAGGGGCCAAAGGCTCTGATGGGGAAGACGAAGGAGCAGATTGAGAAGGAAGGGGCGGCCGGAGAGGAAGGGCCAGCGCCAAAACCAAAGCCATTGGCGGAAATGGGGCGGATCTCGGGTGGTCGGCCTGATAATCGACAGGGAAAACTGTTTGAGGAACTGAATCCCGGCTTCAAGTTTGAAGACGATGAAGATGAGGATTTCAAGACTGTTGAGCCGATGGATTTTGAAGAGGCGATGGGGAAAGACTTCGAAGAGGCGATGGCTGAAGATCCTTCCTCTCCGGCCGATATTTTCGTTGATGATTCAACTGGTGATTCTGAGAGTGAATCATTTGAGCTCGATTCCACGCCAGAACCTTCACCCGCGAAACCTGTTGATTTCAGCAAGCCGGATGCTGCCACGAAACAGGGGGCGCTGTTCGATACCGGCAAGGGGACTGGGGATCTGAAGGGGCAGGAACTGTTGTTCAACTCGGATGCCGGGGATCTGAATAACCCGAAGACGATGGAGAATCGGGTTAATCCATTCCGCGAAAAAATGGATTCACTGAACCACAAAGCTGACTCCCTGACTCCTGGCGGTTCTGCATTCGACAAATCAATGGCGTCTGCCTTTCCGCTCGGCGTTGGTCGCTCCGGAAATGCGTCTTCCCAGCGAACCAGCAAGCAGGCAGCAAAGCGGATTGATCAATCGGTAAACAATGCCCTGAAGTCAATTGAAGTTCGCAAACAAGCCAACTTATTGCAGGGCAAGGCAGATGCCTTTGACCGTGGCGAGATTGATCAGCATGGCGGAAGAACGGAACTCGGAAAGCAGAAAGACGCTGAACAACTGGCGAAGAGTCAGGAGAAAAAACAGTCCGTTCAAAACTTCTGGGATTCTCATGCTGAATATCTGAAGGCAACGTTGAAGCCCGGTGATTCATTGGCGTTGGCCGAAAACCCCTCAAACTCTGTAACAGTGAAGCGGGTAAACAAAACCGGAATCACGTCTGAGGGCGGATCGAAATGGATGTATCAAGATTTGGTCCCGTTGAAAGACGGCAAACCGATGACTCCAAAGGAAGTTATTTCTGCGGTGAATGACTGGAAGAATGGGCAGGAAACGCCAAAAGCTGATGACGGCCCAAACGACGGCGACACAAACGCCGAAGGGCTGGTTTTCCGTGATGGCCGATGGCATCGAGACGAAGAAGAACAGCCAGCGCCGGAAGCTTCCTCCTCTCCGGCCGATCCTGAACCTGAACAGCAATCAGAACCTGAGCCTCAGTCAGAACCAGAAAAATCAAACTCAGATTTCTCCGGCTCGTTCAATCCCGAAACGCACGGCGATTACCGGTCCCTGATGCAACTCAGCCGGAAGATCGATTCCGGCGAGCTTCCTTTTGATGAGTTCCAGCAGGCCCACAAATTCTACACCGACAACAAAGAAGCCTTTGTTGCGGATCTCGGGAAACGATACGACGCAAAACAACTTCGGAACATGGCAGCGAATCTCGGTGATTGGCGAGCAATCCGCGGTGAAAGCAAGAAAGGCGAGAACGCGGAATCTGTCTATGCAACGATGATGAGTCGAGCGTTCAATGTTGGCGATGGGATCTCAAACATCTACTCCGATTCCGATATCAGGGGTGCTGGCGGAATGAATGGCGCTGCCGTCCGTCGGCTGGCTGCTCACGTTGCAAAACAAACTCCTGAATCCTTGGCGGCTCACGTCGAGAAGGAAGCAAAGAACATTGCGGATTGGAAGGCAGCAAATGCAGCCAATGAGGAAGCAGCGGCAAACCCGAAAACCCTGAAAGACTTCGAACTGGCAATCAAGAAAGTCGGCAGCTACGAAAAACTCACCTCAGAGCAACAAGAAGCCTATGACAACCTGCTGTCTGAAAAGACTCGTTCCGGCCGGGAAGAAGTAAAGAAGCCAACTGCAGTTCAGGTTAATGTTTCCGGCGATCATGGCGGGTTCGAACTCACTAAGAATTTTCACTCGAAACGCGGCCAGGATATTTTCACGGCATCGCCGAAAAACCGAGTCGAGCGCGACGAATACGACAAAATGAACACGGCGGCTAAACGTCTTGGCGGCTGGTACTACAAGCAGTTCGGCGGAACTCCTGGCGGCTTCCACTTCCCGGACGAAGACAAGCGAAACCGGTTCCTGCAGGCTATGGCCGGCGAAAAGGTTGATCGGTCGGACATCCTTGGAGCAAAGCAGGAAGAACGTGAAAAGACGGTTGGGGAAAAGTTGGCCGATCATGCCGAACGTCTCGAGGAACGCGCGGCAGCTTCCTACTCGGCCGAACGGAAGGAAAACACAAATAAGCGAGCAGGTCAGGCTGCCAGTGCGCGGGCATCGGCGGAACACGACTTGAATCAGGCTGTTCGTCTTCGCTCAATCTCTGAAGCGATGGAGAACGGGGAAGTAAAACACCTTCGCGGCATGAATGCCCTGACTCAACTGGAATCCCTTCAGCGAATCTGGAAACAGGCCCAGCGAAAGCATGAAGAACAGAAACTGAAAGACAAATACGGCGACGACTGGAGCAAGAACGCTACTTATCAGGAACGTGAAAACACGTATCAGGCTGGCGTGACTGCTGATTCTGCGGCATTTGCAAAGATGCCTCGTCAGATTATCTACCCGTCCAATGTCGGCAAGTTTTTGGATGCTGCTGCCAATACGCCAGGCCTGAAACAAGAGGCAACGAAGTGGAAAAAGTTATTGAATTCTCATTCAGATCCAGAAGACCGCGGAATCACCCTGAACAAACAATCGACCAAAGATTGGTTCGACTTTGCGAATCGTGCAAAGTCAAAGGGCGTGAAACATGATTGGAGCGGGTTTAGCAGCAAGGACGACTTCCAGCGACTCTATGCGATGGGGATTCAGGAAGATCATGAATTGAGATCCGCTCTCCGAGAACTGGCTCCACATCAGGCGAAACGACATGGCAGCGTCCAGAAAGATCCAGTGAAGGAACTTGAAAAGAAGATCCACCGAGAACATCGGGAACAGGGTTTCTATCCAACTCCTCCTCGCGTGATCGATCGGCTGATGGAACATGCCGACATTCGCGACGGCCAAAGCGTTCTGGAACCTTCAGCGGGCTCCGGTCGAATCATGGACGCGGTGAAGGCTGCTCACGGTGATTCTGTCACGTTGAAGGGAATTGAACATCATTCAAGCCTTCAGGATCTCCTGAAGATGAAGGGCCATGATGTTGACCACAGCGATTTTCTGGAGCACAAAGGGGAATACGATCGAATCGTGATGAATCCACCGTTTGAAAACGATCAGGCGATTGATCACGTAAAACACGCCTTCAGTCTGTTGAAGCCTGGCGGGAAACTGGTGGCGGTTGTTCCCGGCGGCGATCGTCTTTACCGTGAAGCAAGCCGAAAGAAGAGAACGGAATTTTCAGAATTTGTTGATGAACATGGAGAGTTTGAGGAACTTCCAGAATCCTCTTTTGCCGGGAGTGACGCGCCAAGACAAACCGGTGTGAATACCTCTCTGGTGATTTTGAAGAAACCAGAAGCTCCCGGGGCTGAAAAGTATTCTCGTTTGCACATTTACGAAACGATGAACGGTGTGATTGATCGGTATGTCCGGCCGGAAATGTCGGAAGTTCAGGTTGATAAATACGCTCACCCGCTCATCCATGCAGCCGTCGGCGCTGGTGCAATGGCTCTCGCGAACAAAGCCTTCCGTTCCGGTCCTCTTCGTTCTGTAGCTCATGCAGCGATCGGGGCGGCGATGGCGGCTTGGATGCAATCAGCGATGGCAGCGAATGGGATTCAGCCCGCGCAGGCTCCTTCCTCTCCGGCCGCAAATGTGGCTACTGTTTCTCCTCCAGCGTCTGCATTTCAAAAGCAGCAAATGGGAAACAATGTTGTCAATCAGATCATTCAAAATGCCATTAACCAACATGCTGCCAATACTCAGGCGGCGGCAAATGCTCCTCCCTCGCCTGCTCAGACTGCTGCTCATTCAGTTTCAGCAGCGGCGGCCGGGAAGGCAGGGGTTCCGGGTGTTCGGCCTTTGTCTGGGGCAAATGCGGCGGGTATTCCTGGACGGGTTGTTGTTGGTCCGGCTCAGGGATCTCAGCAGCAGGCACAAACTCCAGCAGTAACGCAACAACAAACGCAGGCGGCCGGAAAGGCAGGGGTTCGACCGTTGCGGGATCCCGGCGATTCTGGCGGCGGAAACTTCAGCAACTCCGATCACCCGCGACAACCAGCGGGGGCGAGTGAAAGCCGGGGCGGCGAGTTTGCCCCGAAGAATGGTGCTGAATCAGGATCTTCATCGGGTGAATCCGCGCCGGCAGACTCTTCCTCTCCGGCCGTCGGCGATTCAGAAACTCCTTCACCCCGCAATTACCCTGACAACCTCAATAAACCTGCCAGCGAGCAAACCAACTATTCGCCTCCGGAACGGTCGATTGATCCCCCAGTTCGTCAATCCCGGAAAGCAGCATGGGAACAACATCTTCAGGGAATGGCCCAGCAGGTTGCTGAAAAGAAGGAATCCGCCAAAGCCGAAAAGAAGCAGGCCAAAGAACTGGCCAAAGCGACTTCCTTTAATCCTGCGGAACTCGAAACACCAATGGCCGACGATGTTGAGCCAGCTGGAGAAGCTCCAAAGGAGGAGGATTTCGATTCAGCCAAAGACTATGAAAAGGCAGTCGAGAAGCACAATCGGTCAACCGGCGCAAAACAGGCGACTATCAAGAAACGGGCGAACGCGGACCTGATCCCAGAGATTGCCGGGCAGAATGATCTGAATCACGATGATCTGCGGGCGGCGGTTGATGAAGAGATTGCCATGTTACTTCCATATCACAATCGGCGCGAAGAAGCTCGGAAGTACATCAGCAAAATGGGCTGGAACTCTCGGCGAATTGATCAGGCGGAAGATCGGGGGATTGACTCGAGTTCAACGCAGTTTGATCAGGTTGCCAGTGAATGGGCGGGCATGTTCCCAGAAATCGCCGGTTCAGACGAATCTGAATGGGTCGCTAAAATGTGGGATCTTTCCCGTGAAGGGGCGCAGGATCCGCCGTCGGCCAGCGATGAAGACTTGGTCAATCGAGTGGCCAAACGGCTATCAGAATCCGGGCCTTCCTCCTCTCCGGCCGAAGAAGAGGGGTTTGAATACGCTGATGCTGGTCCCGTCAGCGGCGAGGTGGGCGATGTGGATTACACCCCGTTTCACCGAAAATCTGTTGTTGATTTGATTGTTGACAGGTATATGAGACTGGCTGGAATTGCCTGATTTTTCTTTGATTTCTGACTGAGTGTGAAAATCTCTTTCCCGAAGAAAGGTTTCTTTCGATGATCCCTGAAATTCTGAATTCCTATCAAACTCTGGTTGCTGGCGATACTGGTCTGGTTGCCCAGGCAAAAAAGACTCTTCTCTGCGGCTGGTCGATCACAAATTCCGGCGGGTCAGTTCAGTTTGTGAAGCTTTACAACAAGGCAACGGCTCCTACGGCTTCAGATGTTCCTGTCATCCGAATCGGGATCCCGGCGGGCCAAACGGTTTCAATGTCTGTCCCGGGCGGGGTTCTATTTGATGCCGGTCTGTCAGTTCGATCGGTAACAACGATGCCGAATGCTGGAGCGACATTAACGCCGGCCGGAGAGGTGGCGGTCAATCTGTTCTATCAATGATTTGCCTGAATGTTTCCCCCTATCTTGTCACATGGAAGTGACATGGTTAAAACTCTCAGACAGAAATGCCTGAAGAGGACGTTATCAGGAAACCAGAAATAATGTGGATTGACGATATTGCAACGGACGCGCATTTGAGGGCGTGGATTAAGCATTGTCCGGCGATGAAGTTGGTCACATCGATGGACGGAAAGATCCTTTGGGCGAATGCCGCGTTCTGTGAATGGTCTCATTATACGTTGAATGAATTGCGGCGTTTAACGTGGCGAGAAATCTCGGTTCCCGACAAGAACCTTGAAGGCGATGACGAAACCAAGACTTTGGATGCTTACAACCCGTCTTACACTGTTCTGAAGCAGTATCAGCCTAAGCAGAGTCAGCCGGAATGGGGCCAACTGTCCGTGATGCGATATCCGCTAATGGGCGAAATCGAATGCTGCTTGTGTACGTGGGATCCTTTGAAGAATGGAACCGCTACTGCTTTCGCAATGGCGATGGAATCTATTGGGACCGTCAATAAAAGGCTTGAGGAAATGCACATTGAAATCAAGACAGTAACGGGCAGGACTGATGAAGAGGAATGGGTTATTAGAGGGCTTCGGATGATTCAACGAAACCCCAGAAAAGTGGCCGCATTTGCAGCGATAGCACTTTCAATTTTTGGGCTGAACAACGTGTTGTCACTACTGCAAAAGACGGGCTTTGTTTCGCTTCCAGTGAAGATCGAAACAGTAACTGAGTAAACGCGGATCTGTTGATCCGCTGTCCCTCGAAAACATTGGAATTCGTGAAAAAGTGACTCCGCTGCTCATTGGAGAGTTTTGTGAGTGAACGACCGACATACGAGTTGTTGTTGACGTGGATGGGCCGAGCTTTGGAGCTTGCCCCAGAGACCGAGCCAATTGCACCAAACGTGATCTGGAATGATGGCGGCGTGATCACACTGAGTGTCGGTATTCCACCGTCGATTTCAGATCAGCCCGACAACGCCAGTGTTTTTGAAGGTGATACGGCGACGTTTACATTGACGGCAACGAATGCGACAGGCTACCAGTGGCAGAAGCAGGAGTCAGGAGCAGGAGCGTGGACCAATATTTCCGGAGCCACATCAGCCAGTTACACGACAGGGACGCTGAGTGTTGCCAGCGACAACACTGACGCTTACCGCTGCGTCGTGACTGGGGCAGGCGGCACGACAACCAGCAACACAGCGACTCTTACAGTTTCGGCTGTGGTCATCACCGGCAATGCGTTTCCCGGCGAAATCCTTACCAGTACGACGGCTCGGCAGTGGCTGCGTGATGGAGCGGCAATCAGCGGGCAGACCGCCTCGACTTACGAGGTGCTGGTCACAGATATTGGGACGGTGATCAGTCAGGCAAACTCCAACAGTGTGACCATCGGAGGAGTGAGTCGGTACGGTGTCACAAGCTGGGCGAATATGTCGAGCTTCACGGTCGTCGGGTCAACGCCCACGATCGTCTCAAACGCGATCCGCATCTCAGGTGCGTTCGGTAGTTGGGATACCATGCGTTTTATG